CCACCGAATATACTTCCAATGGGGCGCACAATGCCTTTTTCAGCCAGTGTCTTTTCGTAGTCGCTCAATTCCAGTACAAGGGGCTGCACTGGCTTAAACATATAACAAGAATTGACAGAACTACCAGTTCCGCATTCATACCTCGGTGCATGTCCTGAACCCTTTTCTTCGTGTTCTGCTTCAAGGAACCTTGCCCTGAACTCACAGCGAAAACACAGGTGTTTCATACTTCCAGCCATATTTCTTTGTACAATCCCCTTGTGTCCAAACGCAACTCAATGGTGTCTATTCTCATAACGCCTTTGTTGCAGCTTGGAAACACTTCGTTTACACGAATGCGAGTGTTCTTGTCTACGTCGCCCTCTATTTCAATGTTGCCGAATTGTGGAAACTTCAGTCTCATAGTCCTTGTATTTCTTGTTTAGTTAACTTAATTGCTTTGTTCAACAGTTTTATGTTGTCGTATACACCGATAAAGTTGTCAACAGCATAGTCCTTGCTAACGACGCTTACACCGCGTGTAAACCAACCGTCTGCAAAGAATCTGCTGTGAGACTCACATAGATTTAGTTCGTCCTCCGTTGAGGAAAGAGGCAATAGATACAGAAACTCTTTCTCTACCTTTATTACCACACACGGTCTCTTTTTGGCACCTACGCCGTTGGCAATCACGTCGCCCTTCTTGAAGTATCTTGGCTGTCCAAACATTGCGCCACCAACAGAGTGGACAAATCCTTTTGTCTCTCCTTTGGTGAAACTTTGCTTTCCACTCGATTCTATGATGTCGTACAGTTCTTGTTTTGTTGCCATAAATTTTAAAGATTAAAGTCCCGGTCAACACCGGGACTCTTGATACAAAATCTCGTGAACGTCATTCGTTATACAACCAATCTATATTCACTGCCATCTTGCGAAAGTCGTAGTTGGCTTCCAAATGAAACTTCCGCAAAATTTCTTCTATTGCTTTTAGCCTTTCTTCGTTGAGTGTTCGCTTTGGAATCTTGTTCATGACTTTTGTTCTTGTTGGTTCTCAATGATCAACTGTTCAAATCTATCATCGAACTGCAAGTCGACAGTAGTAACCTTGTCGGGTTTGTCAAACAAGTGCCGTGCAGCATTTAAAAGAATAGCCGATGCCTCAAAGCAAAACACTCTCTTTTCTTTGTTCTTTGGAGACATGTCGATCTTTCCATTGCTGAGAATGTACGGCATCCACCACGCAAAATTCAATATTTCATATTCTATGTTGCCATAGGCCATTTCATTGGCTTTATCGCTTACCATTTCTTTTTCACGTTCTGTCAGTTGTTCTTTTAGTCTAAACACAAGAACGTCTTTTGTTTTGTTGTGAATGTTTAGATCGGTTATAACATATCCTTTCGCAACAGCTTCGGCAACTACAACGTTGTTTTCTCTTTTCCAAACCACCGTCATCGTGTGATTGTAGTACTTGTCCAACTTTTTCCCGTAGTGAATTTTCGCCCATCGTTTCATGAAAAACTGTATTCCCTTTGGCAGGAATCCACTGTTGTTGTGTATGGCAATTATATCGCCTATTTGTAGTTCAATCATTTCCTAAAGTCTTTTTCTGTCAATTCCATATACGTAAATCCATATTCTTCTGCCAGTGCCTTTGCTGTTCTGCACGCCTTTTTGAAGCTATCTATCCCGTGTAGTTCTACAGACACCTTTCTCAAATCCTGTGTCATAGGGTAGCGAAACACGCCGTTGGAGCTAAACCATCGTATGTATTCACCGCCTGTCACGTCCTGTACTTTAAATCCGTATGTCTTCATATCCACCTTCCTTCTTTGATTATCAATTCGTCTATTCCTTCTATCTCCACGCCGTTGAACTCAACACGCAAGTCACCCCACCTGTATATGAAGTTTGTTGCCGGAGGAGTCCACATGTCCCCTGCTATGTACTGCCACTCCGAAAACACAGTCCCGTTCACAACAGCCACGCCGTCGTCGAAGACAAACTCCTCGTCTTTGTAGAATTGTACGTCGTCGTTGTATCCTTCCAGAAGCAATTCTGACAGGGTTTTTAAGCTGAACTTTGCCATAGTAGTCTATTTGTATTGCCTGTTGCTAAAAGTGTCTAAAACACCGCTTAGATTCCGTCTCCGCTGACGATTTGATTCAGTTGAGACAAAATGTAATCCTGTGCATCTCCCCAGAACATGTCGCACGTGAATACGCCGTCTTCTATCTTAAACGGAGTGTATACAAACCACGACTGCATTTCTCCTTCTGTTGACGTGTGGCGATGACACTTGTCTGCTATCGGGCAGTTTGTTCCGTTGCACTTTGTAATGTCTGTCATTTCTTTTCCAATATTAATACTACTTCCTTTGTTTTCATAATTCTAAAATTTAAAGTTGAGCCGGATAGAGGAATCGAACCTCCATTTCCCAATTGGATGTAATACCTCTGGGCTGCGCACTTCCCTTATACGAATCCGACATTAAAATACTCCTAAACTCTTCTATTGCATAGGATTCGAACCTATCTGAACACCCATCCGTGAACCCCGCCAGCAGAACTCTCGTATTTTATAGAGTTTTTAGTGTTTCAAAGAACTTCCTGCGGTACTAAACCGCGTTTAGAAACTTTCATGGGTACAAAGATACAGCATAAAACGCAACCCACAAAACATTTTTATATGTTGTACAACATTAAATGGTGATCCTAAGAACAGTCTCGTGCTTTCTTGTTTTCTCCAGAGACTTTGGGTTGTACGCGTCCTGCCAGTCTTTTGTGTCGTAGCCTTCGTATCCGGTCGTGTCCTGTATGTCGATTTTTACAGAATCTATTCCGTGTTCTTTTACAACGTGAAGGTTTTGACTTGCTTTTCCTACGAGAAGAAGTGCATCTTCTGAGTAGTTGTTCGACCCACACACCGACGACGACCTTGCATACATATCTGCTATCATAGCCTCGTGCAGGTGTCCGTAGATAACAAAGTCAATAAGTATGTCCATGTTTGCATACTTGCGTATGAGCTTGGACATGTCTTTGGATACGTCTTTGCCTATTTGATTCCCGTGAACGAGCAAAAACACCTTGTCTCCAACCTCTACGACTTCTTCCAGCTTGTCAGACAACCCCAAGAAAGATACCCCCTGTGTTCCGTGTAGCTTATATCTTAAAATGTTAAAGATGGTAAAGTCGTAGTTGTCGCTGACTATGTCACCGTTCCAGTTAAAGTCCTTGCCAACACGGGATTCGTTTCCACAGACACCAGCCACGTGAACGTTGTAGTGTTCGTTTAGCTGAACGATGGCGTTCTCTATTATTTGAACCGCAATAAATGTTGCCTTAGCCCTGTTTGTCGCCATAGCCAGAATCTCATCCAACCTTCTATCCGAGTTTAGGAGATCTCCGGTCATGAGCAGGAAAACGTCTACTACGTCAAATCTGTTCAGATACTCTACCGACTCAGTAATAAACTTCTGTATCCTCTCTGACGCTATCGTAAAGTCGTATTTGTTGCTTTTTATGTTAATGAGTTCGTTAAAGTGAACGTCGCTCAGGTGGACAACGCCAAATGCCTTCCCAACAGCATTGTGAAATACACCAGCAGGCTTATACGGATTGTTCTGAAATACTTCGATTAGCTGCTTCGTGTATTCGCTAACAGCGTTTTCTACCCTTGCATACTCCCGGAACGACTTCCTTTCAATTCTGTTCAAGTCCATGTGCTTTTGCCGCTGCTTTTGAAACCTGACATTCTGCTCTACAAGCTCCGCGTCTGTCTCAAAGAACTCACTCAACTTGTCCATATTTCGAGACATAAACCAATAGTACCGTGCCTCTTGGTCTGAAATGCCAAATTGTGCTGCTATGGATTCTCTTGAAGGCATAGTCGGATCGTCTACAACCCTTCTCAACAGTTCTACATTTAATTCCATCCTCTATTTAAACTTTGATTTATAAATTCGTGTAAATTTTTATATTCTTGTTCACGCCGCGTAGACTTGTCTCTCCACCCGTCTGTTTCCCACGTAAAGTCAAACAGCGTTTTTGGCATTACAAACATTCCTTCGTCCCTGCTCACCCGCTTATTTCCGGCACGCTTAACCCTCTCGTCGCGACCGCAAGTTACACGAATTGTTTTAATATCGTAAATATCAGAATATTTTTCAACAAGATATCGCAATCCAACTTCGTCGATAACATATGTGTTTTCTTCTTTTACGTCTGAATGCAAACAGCAATACCCACGCCCGCCAAACTCTGTAAAAGCAATCATGTCGTCCTTGTTGAACGCGTCAAATTCAGCGTCAGAAACGAATGTATGCCCTGTTTCGTCAGGCGTCCTTCTTGGTCTGGTTGTGTAGCTCTGAATTATAGACACGCCAAAGTTGCTTTCTATGTATTCAGCAAGGGTGCTTTTGCCTGAGCCACTTTCTCCGACGATACAAATTACCACAGGCCTACGATGCGACTTCCACTGAACGTATTCATCTGCTTTCTGCCACCCCGGAAACCCACCAATGTTCTTGTCGTCAAAGTATATGTCACCAGACGCCTTGCGCGTATCGATACCATAAAAATCTATGATGTCAGGATCGTTTTCATTCAAAAAGTGATAAAGGATTCCATTGGACTGCAAAAATCTTCTGCAATTATCCAAATGCTCACCAGCCCTGCACGTCCACACGCCTATCTTGTGTCCCTGTCCGTACCACTTGTTTATCGTTTCTTTTGCTCCACTCATAAGCGTGCCTATGCGTGGGTACTGACTGGACACAATCGTGCCGTCAAAGTCTACTATAAGCGTTAATTTCTTCATAATTTTAAATTTAATGCAGGGATGCAGGTCTGGTTAACCTGATTCATCCCCGCTATTGAAATTCAGCTATTTTGATATTTCACCGCTCCACACGGCATTAAAATAAAAAGTTAATAGTTTGTATTACTTCTGATAAAAACTCGCTCTACGGGCGTAAAAATACTCTTCTTCATCGAAATTGACGGGTGCCATTCCGTGCTGCATTCTCATGATGTCGTACTTGCGCGCCGCCTGTTCCTCGTCCTTTGTTCTCTTTCTGTAAACAGTCTTGTTTACAACTAGCTGGGCTACCCAATATTCCCATCCGTGCTCGTTTGTCTTAAACACGCCCATGTATTTACTTTTTCCTGCCATTACTTTCGCTTAAATACATTTACTGGCTCCAGTCCATTTCTCATAAGGAACAGGTCGTACTGCACGGCTGCTTCCCTCTCTGTGTCTTGTATCGTTTCAAATACACTGCCGCCAATTTGTTTGCGTGCTATCCACTTCTGCCTGCCGTACACCATGCGCTTCGACACACCTTTGTATCCACTTGGAGACTTCTTCATTTCAACAGTTCTTTTATGTTCTTTACTCCCATTTCCTGCATCTTCTTTATGTACTCGTCCAAGTATCGAAATGCTTTTAGTCCGTCTTCCTCAGGCTTGCCATTTATTGTTGGCACACGAAGATGGTTTCTTGCATAACTAAGTCTTTCCAAGTCGTTCATTTTGTTGTTTTTTATTCCTTTGTATGAAATAGAAATGTCTTTTACAATGAATTTGTCGTCACGCTGTGTCCCCCGAACAACGGCAATGTTGTATCTCTTTTCGTGATACCTGCTGTTGACAACTTCCCTGTCAAATACAAGGTCGTCGTCCCACAGCACAAACCCCTGTTCGAGCATTTCTTCTTCCAGTGCGTCGTAGTATGGAACGATGTCCACAAAGTCGCTCGTGTCCAAGTCGGGAGCAATTCTGTGAATATCGTCCACGTCAAATCTGTTCAATTTTCCTTTAATCAACATACACAAATCCTCTGTTTACGTATTCCTCGATCATATCGTATCTCAATCCTTCTGTTACGTGGTACTCCTGTAGCTCTTGTTTCTTTTCCGACCATATCCAGTAAGGCATTCCAAGTTTCACAGTGTACCAATCAGGGTTCGTATATAATTCTACGTTAATGAAGTCGAAAAAGGACTCTGCTCTCCTAAGATCATCTCTGCTTCGTTTTGTATCTGCTGCCATTTTTCGTCTGTCATATTAGCCTTAACTACGTTGATGATAGCGTCCATTATATTTCCACGCAATGTCTCAATGTATTTAATTTTCATTTCAATCAACTTGTACAAGTCTTTCTGTAGCTTGTAGGTTCTTTTTACCCTGCGATAATGGTCTGCATCCAAGTAGCTTCCATTGTCGCTCTTGTAGTCTTCTATCACCTCTATCTGCATTTCCAGTGAAGCAACGTCCATGTGCTGCTCCATAAGCCACTCCTGTAGCTGCAACAGGTCACCACAGTCAAGCACGTCGCCTGACTTTAAACCTGTATTCTTGTTCTTGATCTCAAATTCTTTCTTCACCATTAAAACTTTCTCCTTGCATATTCGGCTAACAACAATCCGTCTGCGTCGCCGTGTTTAACAATTAAATCTCTGTGTTGCGGAAACAGCCTGCACCCAATGTCACGTGAATCGTCTTTAAGGGTTTTTGATCCATGCGGCAGAAGCTCTTTTTGCCATGCTTTTGAGTCCTCAAACTGAATAGGTATATGAAAGTACTCCACGGCAATCAAAACGGCTTCTAACGCCCTTAAAGCACTCGTGGTGGCACCAAACCGCGTCGGATTTACCATCGGCCTTTCAATTAAACAAATTGTAGCCTCTGGGTTGCCTTTGCTAAGTATATCTGCAAACACACTTAGCATTTTGTCAAAGTCGATTCTTGTGATGTTTGCCTTCTTCTTCGTGTAGTTTTGCTCCATTTTTACGGGAACATTTAGGAACCACGTTTTGTTGTTGCATATAGCCCCTATCGTTCCGCTAACACCGTTGTCGATTCCGATATAAAGTTTATTTTCCATTGCGTGTAAATTTAAAGTATTCAACAACGTCTCTGTCCAAGAAGAATATGTCCTTCTCAAAGTGACTCTCCATCTTCCATCTGCCATCGTCTTGTTTTACCAACACGTGCCACCTGTCCAAGTCGTAACTAAAAGGGACACTTCTTGTCACCATCTTCATCTGGTCTACCACGTTTCCGGCAGAGCTTTCTACCTTTTGCATTACCGTCTCCGGTACGCTGTCGTTTCCGTATTTCATAGACGTGTAGAAGTCAACAAGGATTCCCTCTGCGTAGTATTCAACAGTTGTTGCTTCTGCGTCAAGTATGTCGGAATGTTCCGGGTTACCGTAATCCACGTCTACCTCGCGTGTCTTACGTATGTATGCCTTAATTGGAATCACCGAATATTCTTTTAATGTTTATATCCTTAATAGAAAACTTATCAGGCATTGACTCTTTTCTTGGTTCAATGCTACCTCGTCTCAACAGCTCTACATACGCAGTTTCTTTTACAGCACAAAACTTTTCCCACAAATAGTCACGCTCTTTGTCTTTCACTTCAGTAAACGTGTATTTTTTCTTTGTTGCGTTGCCAAGTATTATCACGCCGGCTTTGTCAGCACCGACGACCCTGCGAATGGATTCCACCTGCATCTTGTGTTCTTCTGACACCACCTTTGACGTCTTCCAATCCAACACCCACCTGTCCTTGTAGTCGTCTGCCAAAATTCTTGCCTCCAAATCCAGAGTAAACCCAAAGTCCTCGCCCGTGGACATACGCTCAGACGCAAGTATCTCCGGTTGCTGGTCTGACATGAAGTTCATAAACGCCAGCAGGCACACTTTTATTTTATACGCCTCCTTTTCGTTTGGGAAAGCAGCATCTATATCTGCGTGTTGTATGTCTACGTTGGACTTAATCATTCTGTCAATACTGTCGTGAACAAAGCTGCCTATTTCAGCAGAACGCGCAAGTATGTCGTCTGCATACATTCCATTTTGCTGCCTCCACTTTGACAACCCAACTGGCTCTGGTGCGCCAACAGACGTAATAAAATGATATGCCGGGAAAAAGCTGTTGCCAGTACGAGGGTTTATCTTTGACGGATCGTGGTAAAACCTCGTATCGAATACGCTATCCGTTATTCTCTCTATCATATAAATATTTTTTAAAATTTTCGTGTGACTCATCTACAAATCTTACGCAGTCAATCCAATCCTTGTCGATGAATTGTTTAACTCCAATGTCGCAAAGTTTTTTGCTCACCTGCTCAGGCGTAGAAAAAAAACCAACTGGATCGTAATTATCTTTTCCTGCTTTTTCGCCTTTCTTAATCTGCTTCTTTTCATACAGAATGTACTGATACTGGTCTGAACCAATGTACAGATTATCAGTTAACTTTTTCATTGGCTTTCAGTGCTTCTGTGAAAAATCTGTCTGCAACGCGCAATACGAATTGAGACGTTGTCTTCACCACCTCGTCTTCGTCGTTGGTTTTAACGGTAATTGTAATGCCATTTGCCAATCTAACCGCCGCATCTAAAGCATTTAGCCACACAGTGACCGGAAACGCACTTCTTTCTTCTGTCTTGACAGGTGCGGGTGATGCCTGCTGTGCAGAGCTTCCGCTTGCAATAATCTTTGACGTCTTTGTGACTATATTTTTATACCCGTTCTTTTCTTCCAACAAAAGTTCCACCTCTTGTCCTTCTTTGAACTTGTTGCCGTTCTGATCCACCGGCCACACCTCGCCATTTCTTTCGTTGCACAGGCCGTTGTGCCACTCTCCGTTTACCTTTAAACCATAGCCTGCAAATTTTCCGTGTTTGCCTTCACGCGGTTCTTTCACGTTTACCGCTTCTACTATTCCTTTTACAATTTCCATGATTAATTTTATTATAAAGTTTACTTCTTAATTTTCTTTGTCTTTCCAACGTTCAGCAACAGAAGTTCGTCTGCCTGTTCCCCATAGTTTGCTATCAAAAAGTTCTGACAGTTTTCGTTGAACTGCACCAGCCTTTGCAAGCTCATTCCGGCAATAGATTCAACCTCGTATTCTCCGTCCAAATCCCTGACAAGAGCAAACATTTTTTGAAGTTCTTCTTTTGCTTCGTTTTCTCCAAATCCGGAAAGTTCTGAAAACGTGGGAACGATGCACCTGTGAAAAAAACTGTTAGAGTTTAGCCATTTTTCATACTCGTCTGTTCCTTTGTGTGGCCTGTGAGAAACAGCCATCAAAACATATGGAAACGGAACTCCGTCCAAGTCCGTCTTTGCGTCGTATAAATCCTGCCTATGTCCTATGTGGTACTTTTTCATAAAATTATTCCGCAAAGATAGCACTTTGTTTCCAATAATCAAAGCGCATCGTCTCATTTGTGTTGTAAAACATATCTATTTTCATTCTCCAAAACCAAACCTCGTCCTGTCTATCATAATACACGTTTCTCATCACTGCTTCTCCATAGTCGTCTGTTTTAAGCTCTTTTGAGTACAATACAGACACTTTCAACTGCCTTCCGATAAAAGTATCGACTCCTTTGTAAACACGCCTGAAATAGCTGTTAAAATCCTCGTCGTGGCGTTGTTCTTTAAGCTCCTTACCAAACGCCGCACAAAGTTCTTTTGCTCTGTTGTAGTCAAATATAAATTCAGAATGCCGCACAAAGCTAATTTTTGTCTTTAATCCGTCTACAAACTCTGGTTTGCGTGTAAATACACATTCTATGTAAGCTTTGTTGTTTTTATCGAGTTTATAGTACGCATTAGAAAGAGTGCATTCGTTTTCACCAATAAAAAACAACTTCCCCTTTGACTGCGTTCCGTTCTTGTTCGTGTATGTCCCTGTTTGTAATACGGACATCGCATACAACAAATCCCTGTGTTCTTGTTTTAAAAAGCTCATAATGGTTTAATAAGTTAAACAGCAACATCCAAAGGATTATACATTTTATTCATCCTTTCAGCAGGAATGTGATAGTAGTGTAATGTAGAGTTAAGACAATTGTGTCTTGCCATGTCTTTTGCAGCAAAAACGTTTTCATGCTCTATCAGATTGGTGAGATAAGTTCTTCTAAAATCGTGTGAAGAGTATTTTTTGTTTGAAACACGCGAAATTATATTACAAACACTCTCGGCAGAGTATTTAATTGAATTTTGTCCGTTGAACAAATACTCTATTGGCCTCCATTCTCTTAGATACTTTAGCATATATTTTTTTGTTGTTTGGTGTAATTGCACATATCCATTTTTGCATCCTTTTGCTGAATTAATAAAAATACGATTATTAACCCAATCGATATCAGTTAATCTTATATTTATCATTTCAGACCTTCTTATTCCTGTAGAATATAATAAAATGAGTATAAGTTTATGTTTTGAATTTTTACATTTCTTCCCCATTGATACAAATTCGTCCCAACTAATGATGTCATAAAACCTGCGTTTAGTTTTAACCGGATGGAACCAACTCATCTTTTGGGGTTGTTTTAATAAGTCATCATACAATATTTTAAGCGCAGACCCATTAACATTGTAATAACTATCTGAAAATTCATTGCGAATAAATGCCATGTATCCCATTAAATCCTGTTTAGTTATCCTGTAAATACGACTGTATCTACTACAAAATATTTTAACACAAGACCAGTAAGAATTAATTGTCTGTTCTGAATTGATATTTGGTTTATTTCTCAAAACAGTGACATAGTTTTGTTTCAGTTCTGTCAAATCCATTTTTATCTGATTGAAAATTAATTGGTTAAACTAATTGGTTTTAATAATAGTTAGCGTGCAGTTTTGCATGAAACTTTTAAGCAAATTTGGAAACCAGTTTAGCAAAACCGTTCCCGTTGGCACGCTAACACGCAACAAATGGCATTGCTTCGGTATTTCAAATCTAAGTTCCTGCATAAAATCAAAAAATAATTTGCCGACCCGCATCAAGTTCTTCAAACTTGTTTGGAAATTCGGTCATATAAAACAATGCTTCCGGCTACTGCAACATTCATGCTTCTTTCGCCTGGCAATATTATTATTTCTTGGCAATTATCAATTGCTTCCTTTGTTAGTCCGTGGTCTTCTGCTCCGAGAAGATAACACGCCTGTTTTGGATGTTTGTAATCCTTAATTGGTATTGCGCTTTCAGTTAATTCTATTCCAATTAATTTACAATCATAAGGTCTGTGCTCGTTAAAATCAGCAAAGGTTTTATATTCAAATAATGGAACGTGTCTCCAACTTTTCATTGTGTCGGTAGCTTGTTTCTTAAATCTTGCACCAATTAAAAATATGAAATCAGCACCCATTATTTGAGCCGTTCTAAACAATGTGCCATAATTGTCACTTGTTTTCATTCCGATGCAACCAATTCCGAAATATCCTTTTTGTTTCATTTTTATTTCCATCCCTAAAATTATTTTTTTAACGTCTGTTCATTTAATAAAAGTTGGTGAGGCAACGCCACTTGTTGCCACCGTTAACAACAATTTGCCTTAACGTATATATCATAAAGTTCTTTGGTGGTTTTAAATCTATCATTCCATGTAATTGTCTTATCATTCAATTGCCATAGCTTCGTTTTATTACCCCTTAAGCAAGCTGGTTTTGCATTATCAAACAACCATTCTCCAAACGGCAAACAGTTGTTAACACCAGCTAAATTTAATGCTTTGTCGTCGCTCGTAGATGCATCGTTCACTTGCTTCTGTAATTTTTGTTCAATTTCGTCTAAGTCATCTATTCTATCCTCAAATTCACTTCCTTCCGTATTGTCTGGATGCGCCATCATACAAAGTTTTACACTCTGGATATTTCTTAACATTTCTTCTTTTTTCATGTCGTTCACTATTTAGTAATTTAAAATTTATTCTCTCATATCATCGCTTACGGGTTATTCACGCACTAAACTTAGCCACATCGTTAGCAATCAGTTTGCCTAAAATAGTTTCCACATTCATAGCAACAGTAGTGGTCTCTATATGGTCTTATATCTTTACCATTGCACTCAGGGCAAACCGCCACTCCTTCGCGCGGTTCCAACCCTTCGTTATTGCTAACATCATGTTTATGGCATTTTACTTTCATTTAATAAAATTTTGTGGTTTAATAAGAAAAAAAATTAAAAGCCTACGCGCTTCAGTTTTTTCAAAACTGGTTATTAACGGTTGCAGAAAACACCGCATTTAGTAGCGTTATTTATAACTGGATAAATTTCATCTGGTTTAAAAATCATATTTCTAACACCTTCACGAATTGCCCACATAGGCTTCTTTTCAATAATCGAAAAATATTTATCTCTTTTATCCTGTATAATATTTTCAAGTTCTTCCACTTTTGCAAATTCTTCAGGATTTAAAAGTGCCATTGCTTCATATTCCTTTTTGCTCTTGTAATAGCAACCAATACATCCGCCTCGTTGCATATATGCAGGAAAATTAGGAAGTAAATCAAGTGATTTTAAAATAACCTTGCATTGCGCCCTATTCAGATTTTTATCAACTAATGGATATTCATAAGAAACAAATGGTAAATTTCCGTGATTGCCGGTTCTTTCTTCAATTTCATCGGAATTTAAACCAATCATTAAAACAGCACCTTCTTTTTCAAATCGCTTCATGTAGTTATCAATCGGCTCAATCTTAAACATTCTGGTGCAAAATCTTACTCCGTGATTGGGAAAGAATCTACCACGTTCAATATATTCCGGTAATGTTTCTCCGTCACGTTTTACCTTTATAATTTTAAAGTCAGGATAAAACATTTGTATTCTTTTTTCTACAAATTCAATGCGTTCATACATAACATCGTGTTCCCATCCAGTATCGGCAAAAATGCCGTCTGCCTGGTCGCCAAACAAAACGCCCATAGTAGTTGATTCTACGCCTCCCGAAAATGAAAATAATTTTTTCATCTGTAAAACATTAAGTAATGAAAAATACAATATCCAATTAAAATTATAATTGGTATAAAATGAATCCAAAAATTATTTCTGTGAAGTTTTTTAAACTCATATTTATTGTTATATATTTTTGTCTTTTTTACTGGCAAATTATCTTTAATATATAATTCTGCTTCCTTAATCGTTTCAAATTCATAAGCATAATGTCCAGCACATAATCCATCTATACAGCAATCAAAATATGTCTCAGTATTCCAAAAAAATAATCCTTTTTGCTGTACTTCAAAATGTGTTTTATCTCCTTTTTCAATTTTTATAATTCTATATTGATTCATTAAAATCCCTCCTCTTTTTAATTTTTTTAAATCAGCTTTTCAAATCGGCGTATCTGGAAAAAACGCCACAAACATTTAACGTTATGCCCAATTAAGCGAAAGCAAGTTTAACAAGCCTCATTTCTTGGCTTTGGTAAGTTTCTCCACCTTCAATTTTGGCTATCATTTCTGCACAATATCCACCATCAGTCCATCTACTATTATCTTCTTCAAAGTGTACCTCTGTATAATCTTTGTAGGTGTATTCTCCGCCTTTGTACCCATAGAAAGTACCCGTGTAGGCTTTTTTTATATTCGCCAAAATTTCTTCTCTTGTCATTGGCTGTTCAAGTATTTCAAAAGCTACTTCATCATAGCTACCACGCCAAGAAAAAGGTTCGCTAATTCCATAATCAAAAGTTTTACCAGCTTCGGCTTGTTCAATCTGTTGTTTAAATTCTTTTAGTTCCATTTTATTAAATTTTGTTGTTTATAAATTAACTGGGCATAACATCGTATATCCCCCATATTCGTACCTCATACGGTGCATATACACACCGTTAGCAGTAATGCTATTTGTGCTTATCATAAAATTCAATTAAATGATATATGCACTTCGCATCTCCCGTACTGCTAAACATATACTTTTGCCTCAAATATTCAACCATTTCATCAAGACTTAATGTGTTCCAATCAAACATAGGTGAAGCACTACTGCTAACACCATGTAAAAAACATTGCTCGGCAAGTTTCTTAGCATCTGGCTTTGGTTCACCTATTATAATCACTTTTGGCTTTTTGTCTTTATCTTTCATATCGCAACGATTTTTTACATTTCAACGTTGTATTTCACGGTAAGACCGAGAGGTTCAGAATCTACTTTAAAAATTCTTGTTTTAAAGTAGTGAACCGAAGGGATTACGCGACGGTAGGAGCGAGTGAAATACAACGGCTTCGTGTAAACTTGAAATATGTGACCACTTTAACCGGAGCGAGCGCAACACAACAAAAGTGTAAACGTAATTTCAAACGCGAGCTTAATTTCATTTCAAGTTCCTGTATTGCTCCCAGCCTTTAAAATTGAAATCTCTTTATTCATTCGCTCAATGCGTACATCGTATTTTTTAACATCGGTCATATAACCTAAATTTTCGTGTACTTTTCTCAATTCAAGTAACCTATCTCTATAAATTTCAAATGTCTTTAATATGTCCATGATATTTCAATTTTAAATTCTTTCTCAATCCAGAAACTACGTTTACACGAAGCCGTTAGGCTTCATTTACCTCCGCACTCATAAATAATTCCCATGCCTTTTGGTAGTTCTTATGCCACATTTTTTGTAACTCAATATCTTTATCACTCCAATTGTGTTTAGGCTGTAATTCGGCATAAGAATCATCATCCCAACCCATTACAACGCCATACATAAAAGCTATCATCTTATCTTCGCTGCAATCTCTGGAGGTAAATGCGAATGTTTCGTGCAACCTTTGTAATGGGTTTGTTGGCGTTTCCATCTCATCTCTTGTTTGCCATTTTAATTCTGTATTATCTTTCATAATATTGTTTTTATCCCACCGCACAAAACGAAAGCCTAACAATGTATAAAAATAATAGGCGGTTACGTGCGTGTAGGTAGTTTATAATCATTTAATTAATTGTATTCTGTTTGCGAAGTTCAGCGTTTCAAATCGCCTACTATTCTTATACTCACCGTTACCGTGCATGCTAAATTTTAATTTAGTGCCGTGCTTAATCAGAAAGTGTTTAACCTTTAAGAAAAAGCACGACACGGTAACAATGTGTAACTACAAAATGCTCGTAGCTCGTAAAACCATTTAGCCATCACACAACTCTGTTACCAGTAAGTCTTATCTTACCATCATCTTTTGGCTGTGTTTCCATTACAATAAATTCACTTCCGTCTGAATTGTGTCTGTGCAATATTACAATTGCATCTAATTCAACTTTCCCATAAACAGAATCACCATAGTCTATGGTAACTTTTCTTGTTTTTGTTTTTCTTGTAGGCATATTTATTTATTTAGTTGCCCTCCGCGCTGTACTTTGGGCTGTTAATTCTCGTATCAAAGTCGCTGCAAATTTGAAGCAGCATTCAGTAGTTACACCAACCGTTAACGCACATGCTGAGAATCGTATTCATCAGCAGCTTTGCGTAATTCGTTATATTCTATAACAGGTACAGTAAACTTTTTGAAACGGTGTGCAATCTTTGAACCATCTACATATTCAGCAAGGTTTCCGCAGCTTTCAACAAAAGCACGTGCGTTAACACAAGCTAAATGCAAACCGCCTTCGGTATCTGAATCGGGCTTGCCAACGCTCGCAATAAATTTGGCTGTTAACTCTTTATTTCTGTAAAGAAATTCAGTTATAACTTGTGAGTTAGTCGTGTCATTGTTAACCTTCCAATCGGTTTTTTTATCAATGAAGGTTAGTAGTTCATTTAAAAATTTTTCCATCGCTTCGGTATTTTAAAGTTATTTGTTATCTGATAATTCATCGGTTATTCAAAAGGCGGTCAGCACTTAGCTAAACCGTTAGCAACAATGCCTTTAAATAATTGCCAACACTCAAAAGCCTTACACAAGGCACAGTTGCTAACACGTTGTATAAAACATGCTTGCGGTAGTGCCTCGTGCTAGCTTCGGTGCTTAATTGGAGCAAAATAATAATGCCCCACGCACAACAACTACTTTTTAATTTCAGGCCAACTCCACTCGCGCTCTCCTGTACCCAAAACAGCAGAAGTTACCCAAAGGTTTTCTTCTCCATCAAGTAGTACTTTAAGGTTTACGCACTCGTCACCCCACACAGCAGTAATAACCGCAGGTGCATCTTCTTGGTAATTGTTCATCTTGTCCTTTTGCTCTTCATCACAATGATAAATCACAATTCTACCTATTGTTGGTGTCATAACTAAATATGGGTTTTACAAAGCCCGCCCAGGGCATTATTATTTTTTCTCTCGTGTGAAGGTCAGTGCAAATTTGCCGTACTTGCCATATTGCCACCGTTAGCTACAAAGCCAACAACTGTTCGTACTTTTTTAAACATTTACGGCAAATTAAGCGTGTGTCTATTTTTGTCGGTTGCTTATCCAACGCACGAAATGGAATATTGCCGTCAGGGTGTGTATATTTTGAATCATCTTTTGTTTTATCATAGGTTGGTAAGCCAGAAAGCGATAATGTATTATAGCCACCATTTTTTACTGAATATCCTGTCGTTTTATGATCTGGTTCGCAAAGAACTTTTCCATCAACGGCAATATGACGTTTTTTAGTAGCCCAACACAAAGCAACCTTGCGTTCTGCGTTTGGCTCAGTAGCTAACACATTACATAGGTCATTTGCTTTGCTATTCGGATGTTTGGTACTTTTATTCATCGTATCTGTTTTTTGAAGTTTTGTAAATTTATTCAGGGGCAAACGCCCCATGTAATCGGCACGGTACCATTCATTCGCCCCACCGCACATCGTAATATCATTGTAACCACCAATTCCAACAACTTTTGCATCATCCCAATTACTTATCCCGTATTTAAACTCTCGCATTTCTGTGTAGGGTTTTCCTTTAAATCTAACATCGGGCTTTGGCATCTTATCAAACATGAAGAAACCATCACAGCAATGCAACTGTTTTTCGCTGTAATAAAATACGTGCGTAGCCCTATTCTTTCTAAATGGGTTACTCATAAACGCCCAACACTGCAACGAAATGGTAACAATGTGTAGGCGTAATGCCTTCGTTTTTTTAATTAAAGTTTTCATATACTTTTAGTTTTTAAGTTTTAAAACGAGTCAGTGGTGGCACTCCGCCTACACCAACCGTTATAGTGCATTTCCATCCGCACTCTAAATCTGTTTATAAAATTCAATTTCTTTTCTTGTCATAGGTACTACTTGGTAACCATAACCTTGTTCTGCTTTCCAGTTAAAACATTCTTCGTATGTACCTGCATATACCTCATTACCCTCATCTTCATGGTAAACTAAATCAATTACTTTATGTGTTTTCATTTTATAATTTGTTATGCCTACCCGCAAAAACGCACTATAACAAGCGGTCATAAAAAATTGCGGGGTTAGCGGTTAACATTTAAATTTCTACACTTATTCGCATTCATACGTGTTAACGTTTTTTTCAATTTTAAGCATTTCTCTATAATGCAGATCCACATCAATGTCCTTTAATCTATTCATGTATCCACCCCACCACCACAGGTTTTTTAAAAAAGAAATTGGCTTGTTGTGGTAACCTTCGTCACCTGTGTGATATTTGTCTATACACGGAAATATGAACCTCTTATCACAGATCAACTCTCCGTCCCTTCCTTTCAGGTGGTGAAAAGAAACATCTTTCCACGTTACGTGATCCGGTATAGGCAGGCCAGAAAACACGCACACCCATTTTCCGGCTTCTTTCAATTCTTTTTCTTTTTCTTGCTTTGCCCTGTTGTAGGCGCGTATTTCAACCTTTCTCTTTTCTGATATCTTTTTCATTTAATTTAGCTATTGATTTTACCAATACGACTGTCATAAACACAATCGCCAATATTCCAAAAATCCACCCTAATATCGTGTGGTGAAACAACCTTGCAATCGCCACGCACACAAACGAGTAAAATATTCCTTTCATTCTCTTTCTCCTATGTCTCTTAGTATTTCGTTGTATGTTCTCTTTCTATGCGTAAAGCCACACGCCGGACAAACATAAAAGTCGTGACACTTGTCCCACCTGTTTTTACGTCTTTTTGCCCTTACAAGCGTCATTTCCGTATTACACACGTTGCAAACTCTTTCGTCTCTTTGTGCTTCTTCTATGTTCATGTTAGTTTTATTTTACGAAAACACAAACTCACTTCCGTAGTAAGTATGACTTATTTTATATCCCTGTGAGCGATTTTGAATGCGTTTTAAGACACTTTCCTCGTCCATGGGCGTCATAATATACCAGCCACACAAATCCGGCCTCAATCGCTTTATTTTGGCATATCTGCTCATGAATTCTTTTAAATGCTCTTTTGAGTATTCTTTTTCGTACCTACGCCTGAATTCTTCTCTTAGTCTTATGTAACGATCTAACACAAAGTCGATTTTGTTGTAAAAAAACAACTGGTGTCCGGCACCCAATCTGAACGAATCCGGAGCGTCGTCGAAATCTTGTCCCTTGTCAATTCGCTGACACACGTTGAACAAAATTCGTCCTATCTCGCCAACTTCGTTCAATACGAGCTGATCCGACATCTTGTTAAGGCTGATATCTGCGTTTATCCTCGTCATGACTGTAATTCAGAAAGTACATTTAAACAAACCTCACTGACGGGTGTAAATATTTCGTCGTTGGATTCTTCTTTAATAAGCTCCCACACGCGATCTACTCCGTAGCCAATGACTACGTCAGTCAGTCCGTTTTCTTCGGCCATGCGCCAAATGCTTTGTTTTACTTTTTCCGGTGTCATTCTGTTGCTTTTTGAATTGCTTCTTCATGTCTCTCAATATCCTTACGATATAAATTTTTTATATCCATATCCAATTGAGATATTGACAGTAGTTTTTGAATTGATACAACGGCGTTTTTGAGTTCATTTAGCAATTCAGGAGCAGCAGCCATAACCTTTGAATTTGCTTCCATTTCTTTTTCGTCCCTATCGTAATAGGGAATTATTGCAAGGGTCTTGCCTGTTTCCATTGAAATTACATTGCCGTCTTTTGCATACCATTCTCCGGGTGTACATTGTGTTTTCATAATTAATAACATTTAAAATTTCCTAACTTAAAATTGTCTTTTGATACTTTTATTTTTTTTACCCCGTATCTAACAGGGCTTTTTCCGTCTGCCTTTGTTGGCAAGTCCCAGACGGGAGGGAATTCAATTTTTTCTTTCATTGTTCTTAGTTTAAATGATAATTATTACAACAATTGACAGTTTCAAGAAAATTTAAAACCTGTGACTCCAACAAAGTAACAAACTGTTCAGCATATTGACTTTTTCTGTCTATTGCTTTTGCAACAATTTCAACCTTGTTTTGATATGCGTCTGGCATATTGGAAGAAAAAACCAACAACGCAACTATCTTAAATCTTAATTCGATCTTGTCTTTCATAAAATGCAAATTTAATTAATAAATGTTTTGCGTGCAACATGTTATACAACATATTACCGCACTTCCTTAAAGTATTTCACGCCGGAAAGCACCGCAGCGCCCCCGATTAACACTAGTCCTTCTTTGAACCAGATGAGATCAATTATAAACAACATCAAAAACGATATTGTAAACGCCAAATACAAAACTTCTCTTTTAATCATGGAATCCAAAATATAAAGTTAATTCACAAAACTCGTCGTAACACGGATCGACAAACAGTTCACGTGGGGCGATTTTGAGCGTATTTAAGAACGTTTTAACCTGCTCCTTATGTTCCGTGTTCCAATCTGCAAAAAGCTCCTTATTTAGCTTTATTTCTTCTCGTATGGCCTTAGCCATGTCGCCGTTTGTCATTGCAGTATACACCGGAACAACAACAGACTTGTATTTTTTTTGTGTTAGTCCAAACATAATTTTATATTTAAAAACAGTTCATTACTTTCTCAAAATTTAATTTGTTGTTTTTGTCGTACCAGCCAAGATCGTCAAACTCTTTTACCCTTGTTGCATATCCAAGGCCGTTAAAATAACACTCAGAATAATCAATCAATGAGGCCATGAAGTACTTAGCGGAGTATTCTATAAATCCGCAATTAGTGGCAGATAATTTGATTATGTACCTTATTGTTTTTTTGCGTTCTTTTGCATCCATTTTTTGAGCATTAAACCAAAATTGCGTACATCCATTTTTAAAAAGTGCTTTCATAATAATAAGTTTTAAAAAGTTATTTGTGGCTGCCCTGCTCCGGTCACAGGGTTACGGATTCAGCCGGGGTGTTTTTTATAATTGGTATGTATTACCCATAAAATAAAATTCAGTCATACCGGCTTTTTCGTGTTTGCCAATGTAGGTTGTGCAGCATGCCAATTCACCAGACTCAAAAAACAAATATTTATTTGCCTCAATATTTTCTATAATTGGCTTGTCATTTTCTTCGTATTCTTTCATCGTTGCTTCGTAATCGCCGTCAAAATCAAAATCCTCAGGACTTGTAACAGATAGTAAGAAATTACGATGTTCGTTAATTGCTTTTTCTTTTGCATCTTCGCTTAATTCAGCAAATGATAATAAATTGATTTTTACATTTACAGTTTTCATAATTCTATTTTTTTTAAGTTAAAATTTTCGTTTGTTTACTGGCATTGCTGCCAGTGGTCACAATTTGCGGACTGCCAACCAGGAAAATATTAAACAACCATAAAATCAGCATATCTGTAAACTCCTTTTTCAATATCATTCACACATTCTTTAATGAATGATTCGATTCTTGTTTTAAAAAGGTCGTTTGCAATTTCGCTGAATTGTTTTCTAATTGAGGATGAAAGTTGTTCTTCAAACATTTCGCAAAGTTTTGCGTCAAGCATTCCAAATGCTAAAACTGCTTTCATTTCGTCGTTTGATGCATGAAGATCGCACAACCCTTTACTTAATTTGTCGGTATCAATTGATACTCTTCTGCTTGCAATTTCTAATGTTTTCATTTGTAGTAAAATTTTAATTTTTAATAAGGTTTGTGGCTGCTCCGGTAAATTGAACCGGATAAAAAAGCCTGTCTTTGCAGCCGGTGAAAATTAGTTTTTCAATGAATCAAAATATTCAAAAACATCATTCATGCAGTAGTCTTCAGTAATTACAGAATGATTTTTATAAGTCTCCTGCAAAAAGGAATCAATAAACTGATATTTTGCACCCGTAAACGGATCAAATATTGGTTCAATGTATATTTTTTTTGGGTTTTTGCCGGATTTACCGACAATACAAACAACTGATTTGTCATTGTAACCCCAAAGTTTTAACGTTCCATTGGATTTATTTATTAAGTTCCTTGCAGTTGCAATTTTTTTAAAAGCGTTAATTTGTTCATTCATGCTATATTCGTTGTTTATTTTAGCGTGTGATAAAGTTTTCGCACACTCAGTGCCGACAAAGTATTTTTTATTTGCCGCGTCCTGTAGTTCCACAACATACCGAATAGGACGACCACAGTTAACACAACTGGAGAAATTATCCTCTCCCATGTCAGTAACACTAATAAAAGTGTATTCGTTATTCATAGGTAAACAACCGATATTTTTCTTCATAACTCAATTTTTTGAAGTTAAAATATCATTTTTTGACTCAGCCAATACCAAAACTACGGTAATAACTGCAAAGAACAAACCGACAACAAGTGCCAGTGTTTTTGAACCGGAAGACAAAAAACTATCTTCCGAGCAACCAATCCCGGCTAAAGTTACAGCCGAAACAAAGGAAATAAAAGAAATAATGTTTTTCATTGTGATAAGTTTTAAATTATTAAGTAAATATTTTGTGGCCTGTAAAAGAATCGAACTTCTATAAATCCACCAGAACAGGCCATTTAAAAGTTAATCGAATAATCCTGTTATCCTAAACTGAAGTGCTTTTCTTTATTTAATTGTGCAACTGTTCTAAACTTTCAATAGTCAAATATCTATCTTTTAAAATTAACTACCAAACTTTTTTATATGTTTTTTATATGTTTTACAACATGTTTCTGGTTTTTCCTGTGTGAAACCCTCTTTAAGGAAACACTAACACACAATAATAACAACAAATAACCCAATTAGCTCAAACACCCGTAAATATGCTTTTATTTACATTTTGCTACAACGACACCATCATAATAAAACACATAGACACAAAACACACACATAAAATAGCATATTGTTATATTATTATGGATTGTTGCGATAAATGAGGGTGAGTAAAGTAAAAACATAGCAAAAACTTCTCTTTTCCATGCTTTTCACAGCCGTTTTTAGGGATAACTAATTGATAAACAGCCGCGGGAGACCGACGAGATACAAAAACATTTGTCCTATAATTGCTATTATGATCAATAGAAACGCAAAAATAAAGAGATCTGCAAAGAAAAGAAATCATTTGCAAGGGATATCTAACTAATTGTTATCACAGGCCATTAGAGAGGTTTTAGCAGGGCCATTTGGCACTAACGCAACAAAACAATACAAATACCTAACGGAAACAGATCGCGCCTAATATACCGCCTCGATTTGTTCTACGCGGCACACGTGCAAAAACATGAACTTTCATTCATGCATTCATTTCTATTAAAATCGTTAATGAAATCGCTTTTTTGGACTGGCAGGAAGAAAACAAAACTGCTTTTCTTTTCATTTGAGTACTAATTTTATTCAAACGCGCCTACCCGGCTTCGCAAATTCCGGTTTCGTTTGTTTTTTACACCACGTCGAATGTTACGCTGAGTCCACTGATCCAACAGTCTTCCCGGCAATGTTAAAATAGTTTGAGTTGTCTTTTGGTTCACATATTGCAGCCAAATATCTTTTTATGCATCCCGTTTTCAATTCACGCAAATGTTCTCGGTTAGTCTCTCTATGTATTCACGGCGGTCAAATGAGTTGTGTACGACGATTATCTCACCGGATTCAAACACGATTTTTGGTTTGCACTTACACGCAGTAGATTCTTCGTGTTCTTCTATGTCGTTAATGGGTAGTATGTGAATCATTGTCTTACACGCGATCGTTCCTAAAATACTGCTTAAATTACGTCACGCGGGCTATCTCACCCCGAATCTCAACACATACGCCACCACTTCAACGACGGCAATGACAACAACAACTGCTGCTATTATCCACGGTTTATTTTCGTCAATCCACTTTTTCATTGTTCTTCTAATTTAAAATATTCTACCCACGCGGAGTCTTTTGAAGATTGCTCTAATTGCACGCAGTCGATTTCATACGCAGACGGATTCTTTATCTGTATCACCAGCGTGTCGTTTCTGATGTATGCATATTGTTCGCTGTGGTTGGAACACGCCGTAAGTATCAAAAACAACCCCACTATTCTAAATGCCCCCTTGCTCCATTTTATCTTTACTCTTTCTCCGGTCTTCTTATGTACGTACGTGTCCTTCACGGGAAACTTACGCTTTGTGTTTGGATACTCGTCCATTAACTGTTCGTACTTTGTTATGTCTATTTCACTCATCGCATAAAAATTGATTAAAGTCGTTGTAGTAGCCGTATAGATACCTCATGTCTGTCACTCCATCCAACGCCATAAATACTTCGTCTCCGGCGGTATCGTTGTCACCCCAATAGTATATCTTCTTTCCACTCACAAAGGGTTTGATTAGGTTTATCTGTCCCACTCCGTTCAGTATGTATGTATCGTATTCCGGTTCCTGAAGGCCGTAGAACGTCATATAGCTAAGAAAGTCTGTGTACCCTTCGAATATATTTACGTCTCTGCTTCGTCCCTTTACAAGGCTAAAAGACTTTGGTGGTGAGCAAATCTTGATCCACGACGACCGAAGCTCCCACGAGTTCATGAACGTTTTGAATCCAACGGCAACATGACTCTTGTCCGGATTCTTTCCCATTGGAAAGCTAAATTCAACCTGCTTGCAATATTTCAACAAAACGTCTTTGTTTATCTTTCTGTCTGCAACAAAGTAAGAGATTAGCTTTTCGTCTGTGATGTCTAACACGGAGTGAATCTTTACACCGGGCTCGCTTCTCGTTGGCACATACTCTACTTTGTGTACCGTGTTTTCTTCTTCAAGAAATTTAACAGCTTCACGAAACGTCATGTTCTCCATTGCCATAACAAGGTCTATGATAGACCCGCCTTTCTTCGCAGAGTAGTCGTGCCACCTGTTCGTAGCCGTGTTTACTTTCATTGAAGGATTGCCCTCTCTGGTAAGAACTGAATAGTAGCTGCGATACTTGCCCGTTTTGTTTACAGGCGTGTACCCACACTTAGCTAAATATTCAACTATCGATTTGTTCCGTATGTTCTCCGTATTGTTCTTCATATACTGCTACTGCTGTAGATATTAAGTCGTACAAAACACCGCTTTTTTCTGTTGCCATTGCGCTCATAATCATAAACACTATATCTTCATCTGTGCCTGCATATACGTGGGTGACTTCGTTTCCTTCGTGTCTAAAGTACAACAAAGCTCCTTCGTCTCTGTTTACGATGCTGTCTGCTTCTAACTTTGCGTCTAAGTCAAGGTTGTTCATCTTTTATATCTTAACAGTTCTTTTTCTACTATCTTGTTGTACGCGGCGTATGCTTGTTCAATTGTTTCGTCTATTGTTTCTTCTTCTGTCCTCAACGCTGAAAACAACACAGAAATAGTCAATTTTTTGATGTCCAAATCATATAACATACAGTATGCTTTTTTCGTCTATGTAAATGTAGTTAATTCCGTGTATTTTTACGTTTGTGCCTCCACGACGAAACACTACCTCGTCTCCGGGGATAAGTTCCGAGCCTTCTCCTGCGACACGAACTGTGCCGTCAAACAAATCTTTGAATTTGTCTGGAACTATTATTCCGTCTTGTTTCTTTTTTTCTATTAATAGTTTTCCTTCGAGTACATTCATTGCCATATTTTTATATGCTTAACATGCAGTAAAAACTACAAAACTCCCTGTATCCAACATCGCTGCAAGTATCCTATTCCTTTTTCAAGTATCGCAAATACGTCGTTTTCTATTTCTGTAAACCAGTTTCCTTCAAACACAACCACGTCGCCAACGCTAACATCAGCATCTACCATCAAAGAGTTGTGATACATGTCGTTTTTTCTTCCTGTGTACAAAACCTTTCCAAGACGCTTGTTCTGAAAGTCTCCAAAGTCAAGAATCAATCCTTCCACGCGCACGTTGTCAACAACTGGCTCTACAACAACGTTTCCGTTCAATGGGTATATTTCTCCGTTTCTGGCGCGAAGAATCAACTCTGAATAGTTAACAACAAAATATATATCGTTGCCACATTTAATAACCGGGGCGTTAGCACCTTCCATCTTTCCAAAGAACACAACGTCTCCTTCTTCAATCTCCACTTGTGTCTTCCATCCCATAGCACCTTCAAACATAGTCTCCCATTGTCCAATCAACTTCTTTGGTGCTTTTACTACTGTTCCGTATCGTGCTACACGCCCCGGTTCGTCCCATTCCCCACCAGCTAAGATAATACTGCCAAACTTAGTTCCATCTTCCGGGACAAAATCAACCTTAACTAAAACCTTGTTGTTTATCATTGGCTTGTTGCCAAGTTCTTTTAATTCTATCTTTTGTCGTTCTGCTATTCCCATACAACAATTTTTTTAACGTTCACGAGCTTCTCTCCGTCTTTGCTAAAACAATGCCTGCCAAAATACAACACGCGGCTGCCGTCTGGAACATTGCCGTTGCCGTCCACAACAACACCCCATTCCATTTTTGGGTCTGACGCAGTTTCCGGTATGATAATTCCGCTTGCCGTTACACGCTCGTATGGCTCAGGTCTTACTAATATGCTGTTTCCTGTTGGTTTCATGTATAAATGTTTGCAGTTCGCGAATCACGATAACTCTAAATCAAATGTTTTTACTAACTTGTTGAACATGTCGTTTTTTTCAAACAATTCCAACTTGTCTTTTGGCGTTAACAGTATCTCTTTTTGGGGCTGATTACTCTCCTCTGTCAAAAAGGCATATCAGAGTCGTCGCCATCAACTTCTTTGGCATTTTGAAACTGCCTTAGATGCTTTGCTGCTATGTCGTCTGCGTATGCATTTAAATCTTCTTGTCCAGTTACAACTGACGTGTCCTCCCTGACAGTTTCAACCTTAAAAGCGTTTGCTCCTGTAAACCACCTGTCCTTCCACTTTCTGCTTGTAACATCATACCACACGCGAACAATAGAACCATCAGACGTGTCTGAAATGAATTGTATTACATCTGTGTTTAGAGACTCAAAGTAAAGTTCTTTCGGAAACTTCAAATTCTGTTCTTTTACCTTAATGGCAAAACCAATCTTCTGCCACTGTTTGCCTGCTTTTGATACACCAGACTGAATCTCTGTCTTTTCAATTAATTTTCCTGTAGTGTCCATGTTTTTTCATTAAGTGATAACATTCCATTATTCTAACGCGAATGTCGTGTTTTAATTCTTCGTCTTTCGTCTCTATTAACAGCAAAGACAATTCTGTTATTCTTTCCTTAAAAATGTTCATTGTATGTGTGTCCTGTAAAATTAAACGACGTCACCATGTCAGTAATGTCCCACTCACCAATTGAAAGCTGTTCGTCTTCAACCACAAACTGATCGTAAAATCTTCCATTGGCGTAAACAGCAAGACTTAATCCAAGTTTGTTCCAGTTGGTGTTGTGTGTTACAACGTAAATTCCATTCTCAACCATTTCTTCTTTCATTTCCTCATCGTGTTTAATCTTTTGCAAATGTAACAACAAAAGCACAATGTAGCAAATGTTTTTTTATGTTGTACAACACATTATACATATAAAATTATTTTTTCCTTAAAGGAAATATTGTTATTAAACGTGAAATAACTTACATTTACTTATAGGGAAATATTCTAACTGTTTTTAAATTGTTTATTTTTAAGGAAAAGGAATATTGGTGTTTTAAAAGAAAATTTCCCCCTTTCCCCCATAAAAGAAAGATTGCTTTTTTAGAAGCAAAAGGAGCGTAACGCCCTTCGGAGCTATCTGTGTTTGTGTCCAGCAACCTTATGAGTTTTGATACCGTGCAATCTCTATTCGCGGGTAAGACGAAATTAACTTATGTATCACAATAAAAAAGCCACCCTCTCTCATTGAGAAGAAGGTGGCATGTGTTTATGCGAAAACCGTCAGAACGATTTTTTTTCAATTTAATATGTAGCTCAAGTTTTCGCATAAAAAACTATTTTTTACACGGCAAATATAATAAAAAAAAATTAATCACAAAAAAAAGTATTATATTTGCACAAAATAAAAAAGAAATGATTTCAGTAGTAAAAACAAATACAGTAAAGATTGATCGTTTTGCAGGATGGAAACCTGATGCGGGAGTGGTATAATATCTACTGAACAAAGATAGTAGATCCTCTCCCGAAACGGAGGGGCTTTTTTATTGGCTTGTAGTAGAAAAGTAGCACACTTGTCTGATACGCAAGAGAAGAAGGAGCATTACCTTCCAAGCCAACAAAGGAGATTTCGTATAGGCAGTTATTGTACGTCGGACTGAAAATCAGAAGGCGGTCGTGCGACTCGATCAATCTCCACATATTGGGATGCGTATTGGTGTACTAAGCGGTCTCCAAACGTTCTTTTACTTATTGGATGTTTATTGTATATTTGTAACATGAAATGCTCAAAGTGCAAAAAAGAAAAAAAGACAGATGATTTTCCGTTTAAAAATAAATCTTTAAATAAAAAATCTACTGTGTGTAAAGTGTGCCAACGAGAATACAAAAAGTTGCATTATTATAAAAATAAGCAGGCACACTATGATAGAAATAAAATTCAGAGAGAAAAATTAAGACAATATTATTTTGATTCAAAAGACATGTGTATTGTTTGCGGTGAAACAGAAAAATGTTGTCTTGACTTTCATCATTTACGTGACAAGGATAAAGAAATAGCCAAATATATTTCTTATGGTTCTATATTAAAAATGAAAAAAGAAATAGAAAAATGTGTTGTTTTATGTTCAAATTGTCATAGAAATGTTCATGCAAATATAATTACATTGGAGTGAGTACAGGGTACAGATTGGTCTCCAAAACCATGATAAAGATTTCGATTATCTTCACTCCTGCAAAATTGCGGGTAGTTCAGGTGAACCCTGACTCTCATAAGGTCAGTTAGGAGGGATCGTTACCCTCACCCGCAACTATGTTTGTGAAGCTGATGTGGTATAGCAGCGGCCTGTTAAGCCGAAGGCAGTAGGTTCGAATCCTTCCACAAACGCAAGGCTCTTTGATGTAATGAATAGCATACGACACTTCTAATGTTGGCGTTAGGGTTTGAATCCCTAAAGAGCCTCAAATAGTCCGTGTAGCTTAATGGTAAAGTGCCTGACTGTCGATCAGGAGAACAGGGATCGTAACCCTCACGGACTGCAATGGGACATTAGTTTAACAAGATAAAATTTCTGTTTTGCAAACAGAGGAACAGAGTGCAAGTCTCTGATGTTCCACAATTGCGACATAGGTGTTTGTGGTTGCATACGAGCCTTCCAAGCTCAATGACAGGGTTCGAGCCCCTGATGTCGCTCAACACAACAAGTGTAGTATGATTTTCTCCTAAAGCATTAAAGTGATGCACGAACCTTTTAAGTTCGGGAACAAGGGGTAGTACCTTGTGGGAGAACAAAAATAGCCAACTAGCATAATTGGATAATGCACATGTCTACGAAGCATGGATTATATGGGTTCGAATCCTATGTTGGCTACAAATTTTTTCGTATATTTGTAGCATGAAAAAGATTTGCTCAAAATGTGGAATAGAAAAAGAAATATCTTGTTTTTCTATAAATAGATCACAAAAAGATGGCTTTAATCATTCTTGCAAAGAATGCCATAGGATATATGTTAATAACCACTACAAGAATAATAAAAAACAATATATAGACAGAAATAATAGAAGACAAAATGAAGCAAAAAAATATATAACTGATTTCAAGAAAAATAGTGTATGTGCTATATGCGGAGAAAAAAGATGGTGGGTTTTAGATTTTCACCACAACGAAGATAAGCTTAATAATGTTGGACATCTAACGTCTTGGGGAATTAATAAAGTAAAAGAAGAGATTGAAAAATGTATGGTTTTGTGTTCTAATTGTCACAGAGACTTACATTACAAAGAAAGAAATGCCTCATAAGCATAAAAGGTGATGCGCCTGATTTGTACTCAGGACAAGTGGGTTCGATTCCTACATGAGGCTCCAATAGCCTGTTAGTTTAGTGGTTGAGAATATATCGTTTACATCGATAAGGCGACTGTTCGATTCAGTCACAGGCTACTTTACCACAAATAAAAAGGTTTAAAAAAAATCATTTATCTGTACTTGTGGTACAAATAAGCTCAAAAAAATAAACCAGAAACAACAACATAATGTGAAAAAATGTTATCTTTTTGCTTTGTTTTGTGCAAAATGGCGCACATATCACATTATAATCAATCTTCATCGTCTCTAAATGGAATGATGGAACGTTTGTCCATTTTTATGTTTCCTATTGCGCTAATCATGACCTCGTGAACGTCTTCAAGGGCAAACGACGAATCCGGGTGTTTTTTTATACTGTTGAATATAGACTCTTCTATTTTAGAGCAGAACAGAATAAAGTGAGGTATTTCGATAAACCCTGTGTATTCGTTGTAATTTATGTTTTGCTTCTTTAGTCTTTCGGTACGCATCCTCATTAGTTTTCCATACCATCTGTGTGCTTTTTCCCATGCCTTTTCAATGTTTTGTTTCACGCGGGTCGAGCAGTATGTTTTTATGAGACGTTCAATTTCTTGTTCGTCAGAAGACTTGGCGACGTACTGCACCAGTTGTTTGAAATCTATTTCCATTTTTTATTTCAAAAGTACAAAATATTAATATGTTGTACAACAGTTTTTTGCGCATAGTTATTGACATTTAAAATCTTTTTATTATCTTTGTGTCGTAATTGCTAAAGACTAAAGACATGTTTTACAAAAAAAGGATTGAAGAACTGGAAGAAACCGTTGTTGCTTTGGACAAAAAAATCAAGGAGATAAACGACACGTTTACTTCAAGGCTTGACAAATTTGAAGATGAGACGAAGAATGATTTTGTGGAAAAGTTTGAGGACATAATTGAAGTCATACGGGAAGAAATGACAAAAGACTTTAAGAAGCTAAGAGAATACGATGCCACGAATTTTAATTCAATGTCAGAAATTGTCGAAGAAACCGTTAAGTCGTTTAACAAAAAACTTGATTTAATTGCGGGATACAGCACGAATCCGGTGTTAGCAAGAAAAGGTTTAGAGAAAAACTAATTTTATGGATTTAGATACAATACGAGAAGAAGCCGCAAAACACGGATGCGTTGTTGTTTCTGTGCGCAATACGAGCATTTCGCCTACGGAAGTTATTAGGATCGCGTGTTTTGCTACCGGAATACAAGTTGAAGATTTTTTCAAGAGGTCGCGCAAGCAGGAAATCGTGTTTGCAAGGTATTTGGCTTTCTATGCGTTTATCAGGGACAATGTAATGAGACAAATAGACATTGATCGCAGATACGGGTGGAATCATTCCAACATTCACTATGCAGAAGATTTGCTGAGAGGTGTTTACGAGGACGAAAAAAATATAAAGTACTTCAAGGAATGGCAACAGTTTGCTATATTGGATTTCAATGCCGCGTATGAAGAATATAAAAAAACACTAAAAAATGATAGAGTACAAAAAAGTTGTAATGAAGCCGTATGAATCTTTAAGAGACGACGACTTTGCAGAATTAGGCAAAGAGAATTGGGAACACTACCTTATCGAGATCAACGAGAACGAAAGAATTTACTATTTCAGGAAACATTCAAATTAGACAAACAATACGCAACCGGATTGTGTTTCACGCGAAGAACATAAAGAAAGCTAAAGAGGAGGACAACGAGATGTTGCTTGCTGATTCTTTGATTAGAATAGACGAGTTGAAGAAGTTGCTTGGTGTGATGAGGAATAGATAATTTATGTTTTGTTTGCTATGAGTGCAAAAGAATTTTTAAATATCAAAGGCAATGGTGAATCGCCATACGGTGATGTTATATGGAACTTCGATACAGCTTCAAATGATTGGTTATGTGATTTGTTGGAAGAATACAAAGAATTTGTTTTACGAAATTTAGGTAATACCACCAAAATAATACAAAAGCAATATGAATTTGAGGGATCAATTGACTTGGTTGAGTGTTGCGAAATTGGCCCTATCACACACGAAAAATATTGTCCTAAATGTGGTAAGAAAATAGTTCGGCAATGACAGCCTTTTTTGGTGTGTGTGTTTGAAGGTATTATCTTTGTGAAAAAATAAACAATGGCGTTAACTAATTGGGATTTATTAACAATAGCAAACATAGCGATCAACAAAGATGTCAATGGACGAGCGTTGACGTCCGGTCAATTTCAATCTTTGATAAACGCAAAGAGTCAGAAGTTGTTTGCTGAACATCTTGGGTTGGAACGCGAATATCCGCTGGATGCTCCTCTATCCCGGCGTGGAGTTGGCAAATCAAGAAAAATAAGTCAGTCGTTACGTCCATTTTTAAAGACAGAAACAAAGTCTGTTGCAGGCGGTTCTTTTGACATGAGTACGCTTTCTAAATCTGTTGGCTACTTGGTGTCTGTGAATCCTGCTACTATTTCAGGCAGACCGTTTGACGAATTGGAGCCAGATGAGCTTGCAGACAGACTCGGAAGTGCTGTTACTGTTCCAACAGCAAGCGATCCTGCGTTTGTGTGGACAGGAAAAAACACAATCAACACACATCCAAGCACAATAACATCGATAACCATCGTTTATTACAAATTTCCAGACAATGCTGTTATTGCTACGACTACCAATACGTCAACATTGCTGGAAGAATACAATGCAAGTGGAAGTACAGAGTTAGAGTGGTATGATACAGAAAAGATAGAAATTTTGTATCGCGTGTTGAAGGACATGGGCATTAACTTAGAACGCCAAGACGTGTTTGCGTTGGCAGAAAGGGAAACAAATGAATAAAAAGGCGTTAGTTGAGTTTGTACGAGTGTCTATACTTGGTTCAGAGGCAGTAGCAGACAATCAAAAGACAGCCCACTTCAAGCGAGTTGAACAGGGTGTTGGATATGCGTTTGACACGTTGCTTGCGCAGATACCAATTGACGAAAGCGGTGTCAGCCAGATAGAGGAATACTATGTAAAGCACTACTACAATCAATCCGTAAAAGAGGCAACGAATGGATACCGATACGTTGGCGTAGACGACTCTATCGTGCCCGTAGGCGAAGGGAAAGGCATTTGGTATGTACAACCATCAGGAGGCGGCAATCCGTTCTCACAGGCTCGCAGACCGAGTCTGGCGATGTTTAGAAATCTAAAGATAGGCAGTGCTATCAACGAAACATACTGGAGGCTTGGCAACGTTGCAACGAATTTGCAGATTGTATTGGAACACATAGGCGACAGTCCTTTTAGAGACATACGCAGGGTTGACTATGGCGTTGTTCGTGCGTTTAGTTCATACGGAGAAACAGAAGAAGTTCGTATTCCCGGTGGCAGAAGTGACCTTTTGGTGAACATGACACGGGCGTGGTTTGACAAAAACTATAACGATATGATAAACAACAACAAATAATTCTTTTTGGTTTTTTGGTCATTTTTTAGGCTCACGGCGGTTGCTGTGGGCTTTTTTTTTGTTAAAATGTTTGTATGTTTGGTATTTATTTCTTATCTTTGTACAACGTTTGGTGCAAGTGGTGTTAGCCAACCGTATTGCAAATAATATAACACCGCAAAATGGTTAACGTGTGCAGATTTTTGTGAGTAACGCATTGGGCTAATGCCATTTGCACATTGTTAGCGCAAGTATTTGGTTCTATGTCAGGCATTGTAAATGATTATGAAAGATTATTAGATTATACTAAGAAACATCAAAAAGCTGTTTCTGAAATTTTACCTGTTTTAAACGGAATGTCTACGAGAGATGCTAAGGACGTTCTTAAGTCTGTTGAACAGAGGCTTGATGAATTTCCTTTATCCATATCTGTTTAATCATTGTTTTTTATTAATACAGTTTCAGTCGTAAAATATTCAACTAATTTGTCGTCCTAGTCTTTTACTGTCATTCTTATTAAACTTCCATCTGTTCTGTGTTCTATTGAAGCGATTTAAGATGTGTTTAAGATTCGTTTACCGTTAGGTGTTTGAATAGTAATAAAATTTGGTTTTGTCATAATTTATAAAATTTAAAAGTTAATGGATTTAGCTATTCTTTGTTGTCGCCTTCTTGGTTTAGATCCAGAAAAATATTCGACAAAAGCGAAACAAAATGAAAGACAAAATAAGGGAAAACGCTAAAAAATATTTTGAGGAAGAATTAAGTGGAGAGCCGTTGTATCAAGATTTGGTAATAGACTGGCTTACAGAGTTCGCAAAACAGCAGTTAGAAGACTGCAATTCGCAAAACATTACCTGTGCTGTTTGTGGTTCTTCAAACCTGTTCAAATTCAAACTTGAACACATCAAATGTAGAAATTGTGGTGAAACGTTTGAGCGTGGCTGCTAATATAAAAAATGTAAATAAAAAACAGGACAATTTGACAATAATTTGTTAAATATTTTACATATTTGCAATAGCTCATAAGAAACAATTTACCAAAAGAGGGTTAAGTGTATTGGCACTTAGCCTTTTTTTTTGTGTGTTGTTGTAAGTATTACTTTTGTAATAAAAATACTATGCAACAATATGACTTGAAGGAACTGGACTGTGACGGAATGGTTATTCACCCCAACTCCCCAAAGATAGTTACCTATTTAGAATCAAAAATACCTTTACTGAAAAAGTTTCCTGCCGAATACGACAAGAAAGGATTTAAGAAATCGATGGTGTACAGGTACGTTCTGTTGATGTACGATCCAAAGTCGCCAATACAGGAAATGATGTCGTTAGACTGGTGGGCAAAGAAGTTTGAATCTATCGCCTACGCCGGGTTTGAACTCAAAAATGGCAGAGATGGACACCCTCGTTTTGACGAACAGGTGTTAGAGATGGCACTTGGGAAGATACAAGAGATAAACGACATTGTCATTTTGTTTATAGCGTGGATAAACAACTATCGATGGAACCACCGCGTGTTCTTACACGAATCGATTCTGCAATATACAAAAGGTGCTTTGGCTGGTGACGAGGACAGCGTGAAGGGTATTAAGGAGGTAAGAGCATTGAGATCAGAAATCAACGTTCTTGACAAGGAAATGATACACGCAAATGAAGAAACAGAAGAATTTGTTTCTCGTTTCTACTACCATATCGAGCAGTCGCGTTTGGCTATACGCCCGGAAGACTATGCAAAGAGGTTGGCAGACGGAGACGATCTGAGTTCAGATTCTCCTTATGGAATCAACTACCGCGTGAACAAAATAACTTTTGCAGGAGACAAAATACCAGATGGAGAAGTGTAAATATCAATACGAAGAAGCAGACAAATACGTAGTAGTAAACGACAACGATCCAGACCTGCGTCCTATCGTGTTGAGACTGCCAGAGCCACCGCCGTTGCACACAATAGACGGGTATGGACTGCCGCCGGAAGAACAGCGGTTCAAGAGGCTTGCTATTCCACGGCGTTTGATAGATTTGGAGGCAGAGGCTATTCTTCGAACAAAGGAAGATATAAAGTCAAACAAAAACAATAAATTGACTTTAATAAAAATACAGAAGACATTTTGGAATTTAGTACAAGAAAGATACAAGCAACTAAGCAAGGAAATAGATTTTATTCGCCGTGTGTGGTATCACAGGATTAACGGATATTGGGTATTTATAAAAGGAAAGCCGTATTATCTTACAGGCAGATTTTTTTATTATTTGAATTTTTGTTACATGGACGTGCAGGGAGAGCGTCCAGAATACAGAGATTGTGACCGTCGTGAATACGTTTTTAAGGAATATTGTTGGACTGCGTCAGAGACATTTGAAAAATTAGATGAATTTGGATTTGCTGTTCCAGAGGAAGACGGTTCTTATAAAATGATTGATTTGGGAAGGCGTATTTGTTTTGGCGACGGACAGACAAAGAATAGGCGTAGGGGGAATACGTCAAAAGGCGTGTCTGACGGAGTTGAGGTTGTTACGAGAACCATAGGCACAGATGGAATGGGTTTGCAAAGCTATACCGAAGAAAGTGCAAAAGGTCATTTTAAGGGAAAAGTTCTGCCATTGTTTGATCACCTTCCCATATGGCTAAAGCCGTATACTGCATCGAACAGAATGACACTAAAATTTGAAACAGAAAAAAGCGATTTCGGTGATTTTGGATTAGACACAAGAATTGAATATGCAACTACGTCGTCTTCCAAGTTTTTTGATGGTAGGAAGATGATGTATCTTATAATTGACGAAAGCGGCAAGACTTCAAATGTGTCTGTTTCAGAAAGATACAATGTTAACAAACACACACTTGCACAGGGTGACGGAATGATTATTCGTGGATATGCAACGAATCCAAGTACCGTAGATCAATTGACAGATGGTTCTGGGGACTATCAGTTTTTAATGGAATCGTCTAATTTTTACAAAAGAATAAAATCAAAAGGACAAACACCAAGTGGACTGTTTCGCGTATTTATTCCTGCGCAGGATGGGTTAGAAGGATTTGTTGATAGTTATGGTTTTTCCGTTACGGGAAATGTGAAAGAATACCAGAAAAAAGAGGGATTTGATCAGACGGCAGAAAGCTATCTCGTGGGAGAGCGTGAATTGCTTTTAAAGGAAAACACACCAGAATCATTAAAGAAATACAGAGAACATAGGCAGTTGTATCCTATGCAGTATTCAGATAGCTGGATGGGGATATCAGGCGACATTGGACTCGACATAGAAAAGATAGACAGCCAGATTGCTGAATTGCGTAGGAAAAATGAAATAATAAGGGGAAATTTTGAATGGGCAGATCAATTTGGGAGAAAAGTTTTGTTTAAGCAAGACGATATAAAGGGAAGGTTTTTCATGTCAAAAGATTCGCCGGACTATGTTCGCAACAAAATGGTTCGAGTGTCTTTTTTCAATCCATTTAAACAAAAAATGGAAGAATCGTGGAAGCCCATGTACCCCGGAATGTTTACGGTTGGAGTAGACCCATTTAGACTTGGAGGAAAAGCAGATAGAAAGATATCTGATTCACTTGGAAAGAAGTCGAGCTTGTCAGACGGTGGTATGGCAATACTTTGGAACTACGATGCGTCTATTGACGGAGAAAAAAACAAAAGCGAATGGGAAAGCTATCGCTTTGTGCTGACATATCGTTACAGGCACAACAATACAGATGATTTTAATGAAGATGTTTTAAAGGCAGCTATTTATTTTGGTGGAATGGTGTACCCGGAAACAAACGTTCCAAACACGTATGAATATTTTGTGAAACATGGTTTTGGTGGTTATCTTTTGTATGATGTCGATAAATACACCGGAAGGTTGAAGGACAAACCCGGTGTAGATTCACTTGAGCGATCCAAGCAAGAGATATTCAGTCTGTGGAGAGATTATGTGGATTATCGTTGCCACAAGGAGCAACATGCTGATTTATTGCATGAGCTGAAGGATATACAGGGCATGGAATACATGAGGCATTTTGACCTTGTTGCTGCTGGCGGCGTGGCGTTGCTTGGGGCAAAAAGTCCGTATGTGGAAACGTTAAAACGAGTAGAAGATAGAGACTACGATCTACAGGATTTTCTTTGGACATAGCCTTTTTTACAACTGTTTTGTCTGCGTTGTATCTTTGCTGTAAAATATTTCAGGGATGATATTTAAAGCAGCTGAATACGGGAAGTCAAAAAGAGTATTTCCAGACAGAGAAAGCAAGGATTTAGACAAAAATTCTGAACAATATAATTTACAGATTGCAGAATATGTGTATTCTGAATTTTGTCGCGGTGGTACTTACGTTGGCTATGACTGGTACAGCGATGTTGACAGAAACAGAAAATATTCAGACGGAAGGCAAGACACTGGTATATACATGGATGCTTTTTATGGAAAAGAGCAATCCAACACTGTTATAGAAAACTTCGACAATGCAAACACGCGACTTGCCAAAAGAAATGCATACGCTACCCTGAACTTTGAAATCCAATCACCCGCCCCCAGATATGTAGATGCCATTGTAAATAAATTAGCTGAACTTGTCAACCGTGTATCTGTTGATGCGTCAGACAGGAGCAGTGCTGAATTGCGTGAAGAATTGAAGTGGGGAACCTATGTAGACGGAAAATTCAGGAACGAACTTGAATCGTTGCGTGCAATGGCAGGACTTCCACAGCAAGATATAGGATATACGCCAAGAAGCGTAGAGGAACTGAACCTATACGAGGCAGAAGGTGGGTTCAAGCTGGGATACGAGGAAGTCATGGAACGGCTTTTGAAATTTGCGTTTGAGCAATCCAATTGGGAAGAAAATAGCTTGGAGAGACACATAAAAGACCTAATCACAAGCGGTTTTACAGGGGCAGAAGACTACTACGACAAACACACTGGACAAGTTCTTACGAGATACTTAGACGCAGAATATGTGGGCGTTCAATACACCAAAGAAGATGCATACAGGAAACCAGACTTTGGTTTCTATACTCGTATGGTGAAGCTATCAGATTTGTATAAGCGCGGGTTAGACGAAGAAAAGCTGGACTCAGCTGCCAAAACATTTGAGGGAAAATACGGCAATCCAACGTCAGACGACCTGAACAAAGTAAATAAACAGCGTTCCGACTATTCAAAATATGATCAGTACACTGTCCCCGTGTTTGTTGTAAAGTGGATAGACGTTGAATGGATAAGAGAAGCACAAAACAAAATACGAAAAGGAAAGGTTCGTACACGAAACGTGGACAGGGAATACAAGCCAACCACAAGAGAGCAAATCATAGAAACAAGAACCAAGACACTTCGTGAAGTGCATTGGGTTATTGGAACAAACTTGGTGTATGACTATGGCAAGTGTGAGTTTCAGAACAGAGACGGATTGAATGAACCAGTCCTTCCGATTCACTTGGTTAAGGTGACCGGAACCCCCATAATCCCAAGAATTATTCCATCGCTGGATCAGTACCAAATGGCATGGCTTAGGCTGCAACAGGGAATTAGTTTGGCTGCTATGAACGGGTATGCTATCAACATGGATGCTATCTCCAATTTAAGCATGGGAAGCAAGAAGATGTCACCGCGTGAAGTACTTAGATTTTGGAGGCAAACAGGAACACTTTTCTTTAAGCCAACCGACGTAGCGGGGAACGTTCATCAGGGCATGATAACACGCCCCGTGGAGCAACTGCCCGGTGGTGCAGGTGCCGTAATAAACGAAGCTCTTGTTATGATGGACGCAGCCATGCAGCAGATAGAGAGGCTAACAGGAATAAACGATGTGGCAGTTGGCGGTGCGCCAGATAGGGGAACAGGAAAAGCCGTTACCGAATTTTCTATTGCCGGAACAAACGACGTGTTAAAAGGAATACTCAAACAGGTAAACATACTTAAATCAGACGTTGCACGTGGCATGACAATGCGTTTACAGCACGTTATAGAGGCAGACGAGCGAGCAAGGAAAGCATACAGCTGGATAGGAGATAGTGCCATAGAACTGCTTAAAATCGCTAATGGCGGCGACGTGAAATATGGAATAAGAACCCACGTTAGACCAACACAGCAGGATATAGCTGAATTGAAGGAAATGATTGCCTTGTCTTTGAAAAATGGAAGAGACGGAAAGGTTGGGATTACAGAGGCAGATGCGGTTCGTTTCAATGCTATGATAAATTCAGGAGCAAGTTTGAAGCGCGTGGCGTTGTTGTTAGACTTTGCCAACAAAAAGGCAAAAGAAGAAGCAGAGGCAAAAGAAATGCGAATGATTCAGATAAACGCACAGCAACAGGCATATACGGCACAGGTGAACTCACAGGGAAGGGCGCAGGAACAGCAGCTTAAAACACAATCTGAAATAGAAGTACAAAATGCCAAGACGAAAGGTTCTATTTTGGAGAAGGCGTTTGAGAAAGGAGAGGTAAAGTGGGATCAGGCATTGTACCTCATAAGTGGTAGGACAGTTCAGGAAATGCAAGAGCCACAGCAACAGCAAATTGGACAGACACAAGAGCAGACACTTCCAATGCCGGAAGAAGCCGTTTAGTGCTTTTTTAAGAGAATAAAAAAGACAATATATCTTTGTAAACAAAAAAATACAACATGGAAGAACAGGGAATTGTAGGAAGGGTAATAGACAAAGAACAATATCTTTCGCGGATGCCGAAGGATGTCGTTGAAACAAAGGACGAAGTTGTAGAAAAGACAGATGTTGTAGAACCGGGTGCCGTTGAAGAAAAGCCAGTGCAGCCGGTTTCCAGTGAAGAAAAACCGGAGCAGAAGGCATCAGAGGAAAAAGTGGTAGACTTCGTGAATTTATTCAACGAGAAATTTGGGAAAGACTTTAAGGAAGAAAAAGAAATAAGAGCGTTATTTGACAAAGTTGGTGGTTACGATGAGTTGGAAAAATCCAATAAAGACTTGCTGGCAAAACTTGGCGACTACAAAAAAGTTGCAGACGGTGTAAACCCGATGAAGTATTTTGCCTCCGAAGACGATTTTATCAGGAATCAGTTTTTGCTGAAGAACAAAGATAAATTCGACGAAAGCAAGTTGGAAGTATTGTCTTCGCTTAGTCCAGAGCGCATATCAAAATTGTCTCCTGTTGAAGCTATTAAAAAAGACTTGGTTGTCAACAATGGTGTTTCAGCTGAAGATGCAGAGGAATACGTTTCTGAGACATATGGCGATTTAGACGATATGTCGGGAGCAGCAAAAGTAAAACTTCAATTGGCGGCAAAAGAAGCCAAAGGGCGTTTGACGGGCTTGTATGAGGGAATTGAAGTCCCTAAGGGTGTAAGCGTGGACGAACACTTGGTGCAGCGCAGAGATTCGTGGCAGAAGTCTGTGAAGGCAACCGTTGATGGAATAGACAAATTGTTGCTTGCTGACGGCGTGGATGTGGAAATTCCGGCAGAGTCGAAAGAAGGAGTTGCAGACGAGCTTGTGTCTATGGTCTTAAATAGCGGAATGGAGCTGACAGAAGAAAATCTTAAATCCGTGGCAGGAAAAGCAAGAGACATTCTTTTGGCAAGAAACATTGACGACGCTATGAAAGCATATGCGGCAACAAAAATAGAAGAAGAAAAGGCTAAATGGAGAGCCGACATTCACAATGACAAGCCGTTGAGTACTGACGTAAGTGGATCTACAAAAGCGACAAGAACCAATGACGACATAGTCAAAAACTTCGCATTGTTAAACAGATAAAATGAATGAAACATGTCTTTAGTTAATAGTAATTACAGAGAATCAACAGCCACCCAGTCGTGGTACAATCAGACTTTTGCGTCTATATATGATGCAGAGTTGAAACCACAGACTTTGGGTGAGTTGATTTATCGCTACGGAGACGGCTTGTCTGTGACAGGTATTCTCCACATGGCAAACAGGGTTATTCCTGTTAAAAGCCCGAACATCACAATTTTTGAAAAAGGAGCGCCCACTCGTCCTGTTAAGGTGTCAATTGCTACCAGTGCAGATGCTTCTGCTGGTGTAACAGTTACCCCGGCAACAGACGACGATTCAGACGACTACCTTCGTGCAGGTCTGACAATTGTCATTCCTAAGTCTTTTACAAACAAAGACAAAGACGTGGAATTGGTACTTTCTTATGCTGATTCTACGTGGACTGGTACTCCGCTTGTATCTGGACTGCAAATAACAACTGCACTGTCCGATGAATACGTATTTGTTGGAGCCAGTGCGTTTGGGTACGGAACAGCACAGCCAGACCCGATGGCTTCCGGCAGCTATTCTTACGAGACCAAAGACCGTATTATAAAAGACACCTCTGGTGTTGAAGGCGGTCAGGTTTATCAGGAACGTTGGGAAGAAATTAAAATGGCAGGTGGACGAAAAGGTGTGCTGACACAATCGTTGATGGAAATGGACTTCAGGGTAGACGATCAATATGATTCAGCCCTGTTGATTGGAGATGAAAACGCCAACACTACCAACCTCGTTGCTACCAGCGTCAGTGGTGCTTCACAGGCAATCCCGTCTTTCAATGGGTTGATTGCAGAAATGAAATCCAAAGGACAAGAACTGGAGTGGACTACTGGTTTCGACATTGACAAGTTCCGTGCAGTAAAAGTTCTGTTGGAAAACGTGGGTATCACCAATCGCGGTGTTGATTTCTTCGTTGGTACGGACTTGAATTCTAACATTGAAACAGAAATGTTGGACTTCCTGAATGCTTATTCACCGGGTCACAGTTTGTGGGATATGGTTAAAGGGGTAGGTTTCAACGTTAAGAAACTGAACATTAACGGCGTTATGTTCTACATCAATGAACTTGGTGCGTTCTCTAACCCGAACAAGTTTGGTTTGAGTAACTATGGATACCGTGACATGGGTCTTATGTTACCGCAGGGGGACTATGCTGCTCAATTGCAACAGAACGGAATTCAGGAAAATGTACGTCTGCCTCACCTGTCGATTGGATATCCGGCAAACAACGGCGAAAACAGAAAACGTAAGTTCTCTATTGAACCCGGCGTAAATGGATTAGAGGGAATGGGAAGCATTGTTTCCAATGCATACGACGGTGTTAAGTTCTATACCATTGCACATATGGTTCCGATCTTCACACACATGCACCAGACCATTTTGGTAGAAAAAGATGAAACATCAGGCGTAGGAGCTTAAAAAAAGGAGGTATTAAGATGAAAAAGTTAATTGTAATTGTATCACTGCTTGTTTTTGCGATGCTTAGTTATTCGCAGGACATTACAGTCACAGGGCTAAAAGCTTCCGTAGATGCCTTTATTGATGTTTCCGGATCGACAAACGAGTCTTACATATACAAGTATCCAAGCGAAAGTGCTGATACGTTGATAGAAAGTGAAACTTGGAATTTCGACATTGGGATATTGAAGGATTATTCAACTGACCTTAAATACGAAGCGCGTGTTGCCCTTGACAGCATTAGCGGTACGCCTTCGTTGAATATTATTTTGCAGGGTAAATATTCATGGAACGATAGTTATACATCTTTAGACACAGTTGCGTGGGCAGGGACAAGCTCTGACACTACCGCCGTGTTTACTTACAGTACAGCTAAAAACTATCGGTTTGTGAATATTGCCATTGTTGCTGATGCTACCGACCAAAAGGTGCAGGTAGAGAGAATTGAATTTGGAGTATATGACTAACAGGTTGGGGCTTTTGCCCCTTCCTTTTTTCAACACAGAGAAAAATACAAAACAACATGATATTTTATTTAGACAAATTGGTTGACTGGAACAGGCGAACCGGCCTGTCAGAACTTGAGAGACAAGTAAAAGAAGAAATTGAACAAATCCGTTCAGAATTCTTTTCAGAAAATTCACCACAACTTGTAAGGCTTATTTATCCAAAAGGAGCAGCAGAGAAAGTACACCACGTTCACGGCGTGTTGCGTAAGTTTCCTATTGACCTGTTGAGTCCGGACGGTGTTTGGAGATATTCAAAGTCACGTCCGAAGATGTTAAAAAGCGGAAAACTGGACTACGGAGATCGTCACCTGTTTGTACTTCATACGAATAAGTTTTCAGAGAAAGATATTGAACTCATTTGGTACTTGAAGAACAAAGCGTCGTCGCTTAAAAATGGCAAGGTGTATATTGAAAATCTGGAAGCAGAAGCCAAACAACAGGTAGAGGAAATGTCAACAGAGGCAGACATTCGTTATATGATAATGGGTAACACCTCTCCGGTGGCTAAGAACGAAAAGCTGATAAAGGAAGCGGCAGAGATTTTTGGCGTGAAAGACGTTGACAAAATGAAAATCAATCAGATAAAAATGTCTTTGTATGATAAAATAGTAGAAGGAGAAAAGGCCAAAGACAGGTTTGCCAACTTCAATAAGTTTGAAGAAATTGTAGAAGGCAACGTGAAGCGCAAAGCTGCTTTTATCACGCGGCGTGCCATAAACGACAGCATTGTTGGATACAGAGACAGAGCTTGGTGGATAAAAGAAGGGCGTGAATATGTAGAGAAATTAATAAACATACGTCCCGTTGACGTAGAACAGCGTGTAGAATTGTTGATAGAAGAAGTAATCAACAATCCTAACATACGAAGCAGGCTGTTTGCGGTGATGGGAGAATCAGAAAACACGACAGTAGAAGAACTGTGGGAGTTGGATCGTCCGACTCTTATGAGACATGCAAAAGACAGAGGGTTGCCAACGAGTACCAAGTCTACGAAGACTGAATTGGTAGAGATGTTGTGTAAAGACATGGAGATCGAATTTAAACCTGAATCTGCATAGTTTTGTAGGTTTCTTCTCGTGTTGTATCGGGGGTGGCTGTTGAGTCGCCCCCTTTTTTTATTCACAAATACTTGCATCGATGCGACTTATTTTCTATCTTTGCTAACGTTTCCGCCATGAGTAGTGGCGGTTTTAGAACTACTCACTTTAAATAACAAAATAATGAGCGAATTTGAAAACGGATATTATTGGGTAAGTTATAAAGGTATGAAACCTGTAATTATGGAAAAAGATAATTATGGATGGAATGCTATGGGTATAGAAACCGAACCAGATTTAACAGATTATAAAGTATTAGGAAAGGTAAGCGAATGGGATTTGAGCGTACCACAAGCAAATGAATTATCACCGCATGTTAGCGGTAGTGCTTTTCCTAAGTACGATTGCGATGATTGTAAACACTACCCCTGCCAAACAGAACCAGATAGCCACGGAAGCCGACAAAGAAAAATAGAATACGGTAAATGCGGAGACCATAGCGAAAGATGTGATTAGCATTACCGCTAACGGTAAATGCAAGGGTATGTGCTGCCATGAAAGTTGCACAGACAATGATACGAGTAAACGACAAAACAAATAAAAGCGATGGAAAAAATAACTTATTACACAAACAGCGGTGAATTTATAGCTGACAAATTACTGCCATGTCCTTTTTGTGGGGGTGAGCCTGAATTTATAACAATCGGAAACTACCACACAAAGAGTAGAAAAGCACAAATTGAATGTACCAAATGCCATGTAAGGCGAACAACTGGCACAATTAGAAATGACCTTGAATGGTGTGGACGTAAAGCAATTGAGGCTTGGAACGCGCGTTGGCAAGACAGTTCGGACGAGAGCGCAGCATTACCTTTGCATGATGTTAGCGCGTCGTTGCTTAAAAAATACATGACTTTGATAATTGATTGTGAAGGAGTGGACTTCCTTTATAAAATAGATACAATGCAAGATACACAGGAATGGACAGACGAAGAGGTTGAAGCTTTAACTGAACTTTCAGAATCAATTAGCAATGCGCGCTAACGGTTTGTACAAGTTGCGTTTTAAAACTGACGATTATTTGAAATACTAAAGTAATATTTTTAAAAGCGAAGCGGGGGCGTTTTCTCCTGCATAAATTTAATACATACAGCAAAATGAAAAATTTAAAAGAAATGACAGAACAAGAAATTCTTGCGTTAACAGATGAAGAAATTACGCTTAGAATTAAGCTGAAAAAGGCAGAAGAAGGAATTAAATTAGTTCCAAAACCCAAAATGCCTTCCTATTTTGATATTGAAGAACCTGACAAAACAGTTTATTATTGCGAGTTATTCGGTGATGATTTGTGTTTTGAAAGCATGGAAGAACTTACTAAATTGATTCAATTGATTTCTGGTAGCGAAACAAAATGTTCGGTTACCTATGACTACAATAAAGCCGGGTCTGAATATTCTTATATCACGTCAAAAATGAAAACACGTGGTTACAGCTATAAAGAATGGAGTGTGACTGGTTCGAAACGTGTTTATTCAATCGAAAAATACAATGCTTGTGTTGATATGATTGCTCAGAACAAAAAAATGAAAGAGCAATATGAAAAAGAATTAAAAGAATATGAAGCTGCTATTTCGGAAGCCAAATGGATTGAAGATGAAATAAACGACCGTGTTCGCGAAGTTCGTGACAAATATTGGAAACTAAATGAATATTGCCGTAAATTTAAACTTGATTATTTGCCACTTGCAGACGAAAATGAAGACGTGGCAATGAAGTTTATGGATAAAGCATATTCGTTAACTGACGAACAAAAGGAATACGTTCTATCAAATTATGCAGGATTAAATTCCTAAACAGCTTTGCTGTATGCGGGAGGGGCTTTTAAAAATATGGTTAATTAAGCTCCACCGTTGATTAGATGCACGGCAAAAATGCAATTTGTACTTTGTTATAAACTGTAGCCGTGCTTCTTCTAATCTTTTTAAACATACAGTTTTCACGGCTATTGTTTATAACGGTTGGTGTTTGTTTAGTTTGCCAACCGGATTGCAGAGAATTTTAATTGAAATACTAAAATATCAAATTACGCGCGATGGAAGATTACGAACAAGATTATGACGAATGTTGCCCGAAGTGCGAACATTCACCGACACACTACCGCAATTGCAGCGAATTGCACTGCGATGAAGGTTATATAGATGAAAATGACCTTGACCCGATAGATTTCATGGAAGGTGAAAGTTACATTATGTGCAATGAGTGTTACGGCACTGGTATTGAAGAATGGTGTCCAAAATGTGGTTACGATATTAGCGCACATAAGTACGTTGTGCGGCTGCGAGAAGCTAAATTGAAAAGCGCAAATTAAATAAACACATTGTTACCATGCCGAAGGGTACGTTTTGCGCTTACGTACCTTTCGGATTGCTTCAAATTTTCAAGCGCAAAATGCATGGTAACGGTTAGTATAAGATTAGTGCGCTAACCACAGAACTAAATAAAAGCACTAACGCAACATAGCGCATTAATTTTATACATTGTTATGCGCTTTTAATTGTACTAACATGGAAGAAGTAAGAAACTGCATATTAATGGATAATACAAACATGAGTTACTATGTGGGCGATAGAAGTTGGTCTGGTAAAAATAATGCAATAAAAATGACAAGAAAAAGAGCGAAGAAGGTTGCTTTTGGACTATGTAAAAAATTTGGGTTCATGCCCTCTTTTTACACTATAATTCATTTACGAGTTTAATTGCGCATAACGGCTTGGCTATGAACTGAAAGCCGAACCATAAAATATAATTAAAAGTACAAACCAAACAGAGGCTTTTTGTTTATAGCTTTTGTTATAAAACGTTTTTATTATGTATTTAGAAGACTTACTTAAATTACTCAGAGAAAAGTTAAATTACGGCTCAAACATTAAAATAAAGTACCGTGAAAATGAAGCAATAGTTTATATAGATGGTGAATATTTTTCGACATATGATGTGTCTTAAAATGTTTTATAACGTATGGTGCTATGTACCGTTTGGGATTACGAAGCACCGAACTATCAATTTACAATAACTTTAAAAACGAGAACGAATGTTGAATTTACCACAAACCCCCAAATGGGATATAGCACGTGTTAGCCACAGTACATTGGTTAATGCTGATTGCTTTGATGTTTTTCCTTTTATTGAAGATAAATCAATTGATGCGATTATTTGCGATTTACCTTATGGCACTACTCAAAACAAGTGGGATAGTATTTTGCCATTAGACAAGCTATGGAATGAATACAAGCGAATATTGAAACCTAACGGAATGATTTGTTTGTTTGGTGATTTGGGTTTTAAAGCGAGGTTAATATTAAGCAATGAACAAATGTTTAAATACGATTTAATTTGGGATAAGGTTGTTCCAAGTGGTTTTTTAAACGCTAATAAAATGCCAATGAGAAGGCACGAAAGTATATTGGTTTTTGGTGGAAATAATTTTAATAAGATAATGAAACCAAGAAACCCAAACAGCCATTCATTAGGTAAGGTTGAAAACTATACAAAAAGCAGGGGGAAAGTAGAACAGTCAAATTATGGAGAAATATCTGACAAGAAAATAAACGCCATTGAAGATTATTCAGTAAAAAACCCCGATACTATTTTAGAATTTACAAAAGGTAACGGAAGGGGAAAATATAAAAGAGAACACCCAACACAAAAACCGATTGATTTAATGGAATGGTTGATTAAAACATACACAAACGAAGGCGATATGGTTTTAGATAACACGATGGGTTCAGGAACAACAAACCTTGCTTGTTTGAAATTAAATCGCAAATCAATTGGAATAGAAAAGGAAAAACAATATTACGATGTCGCAGTTCGGAGGCTTTCTTCGTATTGTGGCTAACGGAAAGCATAAGTTTTGACCGCTTTTATAATAACAGATAGAAATTAATACGAGTATAAACAGTTTGAATTAACGTGTGATGGGAAAGAAAAAAGAAATATTAAAAAATTTGAAAGAAGCCACTGCGCTTTTATATTTGATTAAAAAGGATATGAGTTTTGGGGAAGTTAGAAGGCTTATCCTTAATATAGATTATAGTATTAACAAAGCAGCAATGATTGTGCGCGATGGGAAAAGCAAACAAACGAGCGATAGCGGTTTAAATTTATGCGGTGTTAGGCACAGTACTGATGCCGAGTTCTGCTGCACGGTATCAACGAAAGAGATGCCTATGACAAATATGTTTAAGACGACCATAGAGGTTGAATCCAAAGCATTTGCCAACATGGATTTTACAAAAGAATTAATGACATTGCTGGCGAAGTATTGTGCCTAACGGTGGTAATATATTATCGGTTTTGAGGTACGAAAAACTGGAATATATTACGTGTTACCACCAGTACGGTTTGATTATTAACAACTTAAATAAATTGAAATGATAAAAATTAACGAAGCAAAAGAGATACGAGAAAAGTTTGATTATACCCACGTAGTAATATTGGGTATTGACAGCGAGGGTGGGCAGCATGTTGCAACCCACGGACTAAGTAAACAAAACGCTAAACAAGCTGCTGATATGGGAAACCACCTAAAGAAGGAACTGCAATGGCCTGTAAATAATTGTAATGCTAAGCCGCTTGAAAGGATTTGCGCCCATTGTGATTACTGGCAGCGTGGGTATCACAGACCAGGTGATGTGATTAAAGAAAACCAGAACGGCAAATGTATGTACAACCCAGACCCAATATTACGGTTTGAAAAAGATACTGCTTGCGGTCAATTTATACCGATAATGTAGTATTGGTGGTAACGGCTGGCGGTATGGTGTCGGTTTGCCTTGCAGACTTTTTCAACCCTACCACTACCGTAACTGGCAAACTGCACTATACCGCTTGTTGTGTGTCTGGTGCGGTCAAATTGCGAAACAGCTGATTAAATGAACAAAAGTAATAATTAAATATTTTTTTAGGATGGCAAAAATTGGATTAATAGATTTAGATGGTAAAAACTTTCCAAATATTCCTTTGATGAAAATTTCAGCATTTCACAAACAAAAGGGGGATAAAGTGGATTGGGTTACTATTGGCGATTATGATAAAACGTACATCAGTAAGATATTTACATTTTCTCCTGAATTTATGCAAGGATTTGGCAATTATGGAGAAATAATAAAAGGTGGTACAGGTTATGATATTGCTTCAAAATTACCTGTTGAAATTGATAGCATTACAAATATTGATTATTCTATCTATCCGCAAATTGATTACTCTGTTCAATTTTTTTCAAGGGGTTGCATCAGTAATTGCCCCTTTTGCGTTGTGAGGGGGAAAGAGGGATACATAAGGGCAGTTGAGCCGATGGGCTTAAACCCCAAAGGTGGCAGAATTGAAGTATTAGACAATAACTTTTTTGCAAACCCTGAATGGAAATATGCCGTTGATTTGCTTTTAAAATGGAATAAAAAAATAAACCTGCATGGAGTTGATGTGCGAATAATGAATGAAGAACAAGCGTTTTGGCTTAACAAATTAAAAATTGACGGCTCTATTCATATTGCTTGGGATTTTGCAACCGATAATATTTTAGTAAATATTAAAGAAATGCTGAAATATGTAAAGGCTTATAAGATAATTTGCTACGTGCTAATAGGTTTTAATACTGATATTGAACAAGATTTATACCGAGTAAGAAAATTAAAAGAATTAGGAATAAGACCATTTGTACAGCCTTACAGAGATTTAAACAATGAAAGAATAATAAGCCAATACGAAAAAGACTTTGCTGGATGGGTAAACAAAAAAGAAAGATTTATGAGTTTTGATTTTGTTGATTTCCAACCACGAAAAGGTTTTAAGTGTAGTTTTTACCTTAATGCTTTTGAAAAAAGCAAAGTGCGTGGGCAAAAAAATATTTAATTATGGTCAAGTTCCTACAAATGTTCATTAAATGCACGAATGTAGCACTTGCACACAACTATTATTAAAACCAATTAGTTTAACCAATTAATTTTCAATCAGATAAAAATGGATTTGACAGAACTGAAACAAAACTATGTCACTGTTTTGACTGCGCATATCCATTTTTGTATCTTTGTAGAAAAATAAATAAACATGCCAACAGGATTTAGGACAGCCAACCAGATAATAAATGAGTCGCTTGCCTCCGTACGTGACTTCGATCGAAAGTACTACAACGAAGCTGCTATGTACTTCGACAGGGGGTATCGTGAATTTAAGTTGTTCAACGACTCTTCTTTTAAGGAATCGTGGGAACCAGTTACTGTAATAAATACTGTAAACTATCCCAAAGACGCTGTCAGGCTGTTGTCTGTTGGCGTAGTATCAGACGGAGAGCTGTTTACGTTTACGCGATCTGATTACATGGTTGCGCCAATCACAAGCCCAATTGATTCTTTTTTAGATGGCGATAGAGGAGAAGACGACACCTTGCGGCGTGTGCCACAAATTGGCTATGGGGCTAAATCTGTAAACGTAGAATACTACTACTTTGACGACAGGAAAAAGCGCAGGATTGTGCTTGGCAGAGCTGCTGTTGACGTTTCTCGTTTTGCAGCCAGAGGAGAGGTGTTAATGAGGTATGTTGCAAACGAGGTGGATAACTTGGATGCGCTGCATATACCTGACGATGCTTCCAATCTTTTGATTGCTTATATAGAATATAAACTTGTTGAATCGCGTCCAGACAAGTACGATCGTGGCTACAGAGCAGAAAAGAAACAAAACTACAGAGAAGAAGTAAGGCGGTACGAAGCATTGGAACTGCCGTCGCTGCAAGACATGATAGACGTTATTTACGAAACATCTGGACAAACGCCGCGTAGAGTATGAAGACACTTTTGCCAATGAATGGAAGCATCAACAGAGATGCAAATCCGCTATATATAGCTTCTGACAGAGGCGATGTGTATGACAGGAGAAACTGCCGTGTGTATTCTTTTGATGGTAATAGAACAGGAATAAACGTTTCTATAAAAGGTATGACAGAGGTGTCGGCAAGTCTTCCGAGTGGCACGAATGTAATTATAGGATACGTACAGGACAAGGAAAGAGATTGTGGAATCTTCTTCAACTATAATTCAAACGGAAACGACGGTATTTACATATTTACGGGTTCACTGGTAATAAATTTGGGAGTGCCAAATGGTGTTCTTGGGTTTAGCCCGTTTTATTTTGTAAGGGCATCAGTGATAGGAGACTATTGCGTGTTTACAGACAACCTGAATCCACCGCGTAAGATACAGTTTGTGAACGACGACGGAGATTTTCAAATCAATTTACTTTCAGGGAAAAGTGCAGATGACATACAGTTGATAAATAGACCACCCTCTTCTGCACCAACGTTTGTGGTGGGAAGTGATTCATCAAAGAAAAGTAACAGACTCATAGGAAAATCATTTCAGTTTGCATATTATTATATATATTCCGACAATACATATTCAGTATTGTCTCCGTATTCTGATTTGCTTGTAGCACCGTCTATGTTTACTGGTGACAAAGATTCTTACGTGGATCAGTCGCTTGGAAACCATGCGGTAGTTTCTTATAATGTTGGTTACGACAGTGTTTCAGAAGTTGTACTTGTGGCAAGAGAGGGAAATAGTGGGAATTGGTTTGTTGTAGACAAACATGAAAAAGATTCAGAAGACGAATTGTCTGTAATTTCAACCGTTTTTTATAATGATGTGGCAAGAGTTGGTGTGCAACATCAGGAAGTTGATTCTTTTTTTAGCGACGTTCCGTTATTGGCAAAATCTGTTAGCATTGTTCAAAACAGAGTTGCACTGGCAAATGTTTTAAAGGGATACGATAAAACAAATGTTGATTTTAGTGTATCTGTTGCTTACGAAGACTACGATTTAAATGGTCTTTTTACGGATATGACAAACAGCGACGAAATTAGTTCTACTAATTATATTATAAAATGGACAATTCCTACCGCTTTAATTAAGGGACAGATTATAAAAGCAACATTTAGTGGACGGTTTAAGAATGAAAGTTCTTATGATTTTGACTTTTATTATTCGTTTTCGGTTGTTGTTGAAAGCGGTGACGTTGTGTCTGATATTATAAATAAATTTGTTGCAGACATTACCTCGAAAGGAAACGGAATTATAACCACTATAAGAAAAGGTACTTTTATTACGGCATCTCCATATCAAAGTGGAAGCGACGTTGGAATACAGTTTTTAGGGGTCGCTGGAAGTGGTTCAGAGGAATATTCATATAGTGGCACATTTACGCAAGAAACAATTGTTTCGGGTGTAAATACATTCAAGGCGGGCAGTTATTATGAAGTTGGAGTTGTTTTGTGTGATGAACACTCAAGAACATCTGGTGTATTGAGCAAAAAAAAGATTTATATTCCAAGTGCAGGAGAAAGAGATTTTGCAGATGCTTACAAAAGGGCTTATTTAAACTTTACCATAAACAATACAACAGCGCCATCATGGGCAAAGTATTTAAGATTTGTTGTTACTGAGTCTGTAAGTTTTTCTGGCGTGTTTAATACTATTGTTGGTGCTTCCTCTGTTGAGGCAGTAAATGATGATAAAGATGTATTTGCTATATCGTTGTCTGAGTCCTTAGATTATGCTTTTACAGACGGAGACTACGTTTTAATTGAAAGTATTAGCGGTTCTTCTATAACAACGATACAAAAAACGTGTATAGGAACAAGAACCATAGTATACGATTCTGCCTCTAATGAATATTCTGGATTTTTCTTACTTATTCCAAACGAAGGAGAATCTATTTTAGATTTTGCAGGAAATAAGCTTACGATATACAGACCAAAATCAGACATAGAAAATAATGTTTTCTTTGAGGACGTTAATACTTATTCTGTAACGAATGGAGTTATACAAATAACAAGCGGTACCATTGATAATTCTGATGCATGGATAATAAACAGACAGTTTAGCGTCACTTTTGATATAGGACTCCCAAATGTATTACAAGGAATTAGATTAAACACAGGAACGTCAGGAACGGCTCAGTTTTCTTATGGAAGCATAACTGGTGTATTTACTTTTTATGACGATTATGAGACAACTATAAAGAGATTTGTTGCTCAATATGGGAATGATTTTTTAACAAACGGATTAGTTGTAGCAGCAGATGGTAGTGACTTATTGGTCTATGAGCCAGCAGGCGCGTCAACATCTCCAACAATAACTAATTTAACGGGAGATTTAGACGGAGACACTCTGTTGATAAATGAAGCAAGAACAGGTGTTTTGTATGCCACCGTAGAGGATTTCTATATAGACATTTATACCGGATTAAGGGCTTATGCTCGTGGTAGGAGTATTGTAGAATTATCAGATTTATCTCAAATAAGATTACAGGATTTTGTGTGGAGTTTTAATTATTTAGACAATACCAAGATAAACGGAATGTCAACGTTTAATCCACTGAACAGGAAGCAGTTAGACGAAAAGAACGGACAGATAAATGCCATCTCAGTAGTTGGCGACGTGGTAAAAGTAATTCAGGACAACAAGGAAACGTCGCTGTACATTGGCAAGGCACGTTTTGTAGACGGGGACGGAACCATCGGGCTTGTAAAATCAAACGACTTTATTGGAGACGCCTATCCGAGTGTGTCAGACTACGGTTCACGCTATCCGAACAGCGTAAGCACCAACAATCGTGACGTATACTATTTTGACGGGGACAGAGGGCAGGTGATACGATCATCGGCAAACGGACAGTTTCCTATTTCTGACTATGGAATGAAGTCAGAGTTTTTGCGGATAAAAAGAGATATGGACAATGCTCTGGGCGTAGACAGCAGAAGCGTGAAAATTATCTCTTTCTACGACGTAAGGAACGATGAGTATGTGATTACATTTGACATACGCGGAAACGTAGAGACGTGGGCTTTCAAAGAAGGGGCAGATCAGTGGGTGGCAAGATACGACTTTGAAGACGCATCCGGCAATGCACCGAGTCTGTATGGAAATGTAGGAGAACAGGCGTTGTCGTTTTTGAATGGAAGCGTGTGGCTGCATGAGCGTAGCACGTCGTACAACACCTTTTATGGCGACTTAAAACCACTTTCTGTCACAGGACTACTAAATATATATCCCGAACAGGAAAAGTGTCTCAGAGCTGTCAAAATGGACTCAAACAGGGCTATGGACACAACGATTACTTCTCCCGTGGCAAACACGCGTCCTGTTGGGCAAAAGAGTTTGTTGTATGCAGAGAGCTACTCGTTGCGGGAAGGAAGCTACACGTCAGCCGTGTATGGCAACATTTTAGGGGCAGGTGGAGTAGAGAATTTGTCGTTGTTGCATTCCGGCGACGACATGGTTGGGAAGTACCTGCAACTGACGTTTTCAGACGAAAGTGCAAGTGAAATGCAACTGCGCTTGGTTACAGCCTCTTTTACAATAAATCGATAATATGTTTTACAACATGTAAAAATATTTGTGGATTTGTTGTTAGTTTTGTGTGATGATTGTTGTAATTGATATTATATGTAAAGCCATATAAATTGGTATAATGTTTAAGTATTATATTCACAAGCATACAATGAATGAAATGGAATTAAGAAAAGAAGAAATGTTTTAGAATTTTGTTATCAAGTTGTTGTTTGATTTGCAGCTAAGTAATTCCAGTGTAACTTTTGATGTTGTAGAAGACGATGATTTGGTTGAAAGGGGTTAGACTTTGTGTTTAGCCCTTTTTTATTTGTACGCAGCCATATTTGTATCTTTGCTGTAAAATATAGAAATATGCCAATACCATTATTAGTACCACTGATTGCGGCGGGTGTATCGGCTGCTGGGCAAATAGGCATGGGTGTAGCCGATTCTGTTAAAGGGAACAGGACGTTGAAACAGGCACAGAGCTTTTACGAACAGAACAAATTCGACATACCCGAATTTGCACAGGAGGCATTGAGTGTTGCGGAGAGACAGGGGTCTTCGATGCGTCTTCCGGGTGAGGATATAGCAAGGTCTCGGTTGGAAGAAACTGTGTCAGGTGGCATAGGTGCGGCACAACAGGCAGCTACAAGTTCAAGTGACGTTTTGGCGTTGTTGGGGACATTTATGGGACAAAAAGCACAGTCAGAACAAAACTTAATAGAAGCAGGGGCGCAAAGATACGATGCCAATCAGCTGCAACTTCAAAACGCGCTGGGAATGATGTCGGAATTGGAGCAGAAGCGTTGGCAGTACAACGTGCTTTATCCATATCAACAGCAGTTGGCACAGGCAGAGGCTTACTCTACAAGAGGGCGACAGGAGCTAAGTGGCGGTTTAAGCGCACTTGGAAGCATGGCTGGCGGTATGGCTCAGGTAGGTTCAGCACAAGGTCAATACAACAATTGGATGGCAAATATGGGGTTTACAATGGGAGATTTAAACCCACAGAACAGAATGCAGCCAATGGGGACAATTGGCACGCCGAGTTTGTCGTCTGGAGTTAGTACAAATCAATTAATGCCGATGTAATTATGGCAGATGGATTTTTAACAGGAGTAAGCAGGCAACCATTGGACTTGGTCTCAGGTGCGCAAAGTTTCATGCGTTCTGCGGTTGAGTCGCGTTTGGCAGAAATAGAGGCAAACAAAATAGAAGTAAGCGAAAACTACAAAAATTCGTTGAAGGCTATGTCTCTGTCTACCGTAGAGGGACTATCAGAAAATTTACGCAGAAAGTATCAAGGCAGAATAGAAGAATACCGCAAAGACGTTATGAACAAATTTCGTTCTTCTGGTGGCAAATTGAGCATGCAACAGGAGAAAGAAATTCAGGATGGCTATGTAGACATACAGAGAAAGATGGCCGGTGATGTTTCTATATTGAACGAAATACAAAAAGTTCAGGACATGGCATTGAGCAATCCTACGATGTACAACATAGAAGCACTTAGCACTGACTTGGGGCATGTTCAGACGGCGTTGGACAAAGGGGAATATACAGGCAGACCGTCCGTGTTGCTGATGAAACATCAAGTTCCTGTTAGCGAAGGCGACTTTATTGCCAAACACTACGGAAACGAAATGAAGGCGTTAGAGGACTTTGTTACGGGCGACTTCACAGGAAACATCTTCAAAACTACAGAGTTGACAGGGTTAGACCCGAACACATACGAGCTAACACGCCGCGCAAGCGACCTGCGAGACAGAATATTAGAAAACCCGTGGATGAAATCCAAATATACCAATCCAGACGGTTCTATAAATCCAGAGGCGTATGCTCGTCAGAAACAAGTGGCAGAAGACAACATCACCAGAATAGTTGAAGACATGAAGTCTTACAGTCCGCGTGCGGGTAGTGGCAAAGACAAAGAATTGACATACCTGACGCCAACCACTGTTGACGTAAACGGTGAGGACGTAAGCGTGTATAACGTTCCGGCTGGTATACCACAAACGAAAATGACCATTACGGTTGGTGGAAAGCTGAAAAATGCAAACACGGGGCGTATGGAAGAAGTAAAAGGAAACACGCTCGACGACTTTATTGTCAAGGGGGTATCCCCAGAAACAAGAGAAGTGTTTGTTCAGGTAGAAGGCGGTGGTGTTTTAGAAAGAGACGGTCAGCCGTTGTTAGCCAGAGAAACAGAAATTGGTTCTTTAGAGGGAAGGTCAGACAGCGACAAGATGCAAGACGGACAGACGCCAAATCAAATTAAAGAAAATGCATTTAGCATACTCGTTGGTCAGTCGAGCAAGCCAAGTGAAAGAGATTGGACGCGTGTTGTAGACGCGAAAGTGACCGAGAACAACGACGGTTCATATACGCTTAGCGGCACACTTGAAAGGCATGGAACAAAAGCACTTGGTGTTGGCTTAGGTGGCGTTAGGAAAGAAGAAGATTTATCCAAAGAAGGCGAGAACCTGAAAAAGTCAGAACAGGTAAGTATAACCTACCAACCAATAACAGGAGGCAAAGAACCAAAATCTTATGCTTTGCCAATGGATGAATACAAGGATGTGTTGCAGCGCATTGTTGGCAAATTTGGCCTTGTATACGACGGTAAGAGATACACATGGGACGACGTGTTCAACAGGCCTGAATTATTTCAGAAGGCAGGCGGAAAAAGTTCTGGCAGAAAGCTAACAGATGCGCAAGAGGCACAAGTGTCAAAGTTGTTGAAACAGAATCCGGGTTGGACGAGAGAGGAAATTATCAATGAATTAGGACTGTAATGGCAAAGAAGCAATTAAATACAAGCGGGGTTGATATGTCTGTGTTTCAGAAAAAAAGTTTGAACACAGAAGGTGTGGATATGTCCGTGTTTGACGTAAAAAAAAAAGACAGTGGCGACGAAGTTTCAAAATCTTCGGAAGAACCTATTACTTCGGTTGGGAGTGAAACAACCGCACAAAAATTTGGTTCACAACAGCTATTTGATAAAGATGGCAAGATACCTCAGAATTCCAAGTTAGCAGATAAGCCAAAAACAGAACAAGAATCAAATTTTGTTCCTGATACATATTTTGACGAAAAGATAAGCGAGGGTGATTCTCGTTACGGAGTTTCTATTTATAATTATTCAAAATCAAACATTGAAAAGAATGATGCTGTTTCTAAACACAACAGTATAATTGAAAATATAAACAGTGGTTCAGATTCTACCTATAATGCAATCATTGAGGATAAAAAGAAACAGATACAAACCGAAGTTGAAAAGTTGCAGAAACAATTTGATTTTAAAGAACCAACAAACGATCAGGAAGTTGATGAATACAATAAAAAAGTAGTTGACTTTAATAAACAGGCAAAACAAATTCAGGAAAAAATATTGTCAACCATTGACAAGGATGTAGAAGATTACGTTAATAAAACTGTTCCGTCGGTTATCGAAGATAAGTATATCGACAAAAACGATAAGGCACAATTAGACACAATGATTGAAAAAGAAATGCCTGTATCTTATGATGACAAGAAGAAATACATTGATAAGATCGTTGAATCAATGACTTATTTCTATGATGAAAAGGAAAAGAAAGAAGCAAAATCTGAATTGTACAATTATCTTTCTGAAAAACTATTATTTGACAAAGAGGGTAATCCAACGCAATATGCGTTAAAAAATCAGGCAGAAACAAGACTTGAAAAAGTAAATAAAAGAATATCTGAATTAGAAAATGAATTATCAAAACCACAATTCCAAAGGACAAGGCGGGAAATAACAAGAGGACAATTTGCAGGAACAAGGTCTTATACTCCGTCAAGCGAAGAAACTAAACTTCGAGATGAATTATCTAATTTAAGACAAGCGCAAAATAAATATCGGGAAGTAATTGCCTTACCGGATAAGCAAGAAGGCGTTAAAGTGGGTAAGTTTTCAGATGCTTTTACAGCGGAAACAGTTGCAGACATAGCAACCGGAGGGTTTGCTTCTGCATTTGTGGCGTTAGATGTATTAGGGAAAATCAAAAAAGGAGAAGATGCTACTGATGCTGAAAAGGAAATGTTAAACGCATTATCATTAAATAACGCAGCCAAAGGAGACATTAAAGAGAACATGAGGACTTGGGCTATCGTTGGACAGGGAGTTGCTGGTTCATTGCCTTTTGTTACTTCAATTATGCTGTCAGGTGGAACATCTGCGTTATTCAGAGCAGGCACTAAGAAAGCACTTGGATGGGAACTTAAAAATACGATTAAAAACAGGATAATAAATCAGGTTGGAAATGTTACTTCGGCAGCAGCAAGAGTTCCATTTTATGGTGGTTATTATGAGAGTTTAGCAGACAGACGTGCAAAAATTGAAATGAAGTACGACCCAATATCAGGTCAATTTGCGGCAGATGTAAAGGAAAGTGAAAAACCATTTATTGCAGATGCTACAAAACAATTTGTTACCACATGGACTGAATTTTATGCAGAAGAACTTGGTGGGTCTATTGCTGCAAGAGTTGTTAACCCATTGGCAAAAAGGATTGGTTTAAAAAATATTACTAATTCAGTATTTAAAAAAGTTACAGAAGCAACTAAAATAAATGACCCAATAACTGAATATTTAGAAGAAGTTGTAACAGGCGGTATGCAAATAGCCATTGGAGAACAAGACCCAAAAGAGTTTCTTACATGGAAAACCCAATGGGAAACCTTGCTTACCACGACAGTAATGTCAGGTACACCACAAGTATTGACAGCACCTTTTAGTAAAAACACAGAAGGACTTGCGAAACATTTTAATAAAAAACAAATAGCTGAAATAGAAAAAATATTGGCTATTGAAGATATATCTGAAAAAGCAAAGCAACTTACTCAATTTTCGTATGACAATAAAATAGGAGAGGATGCTATCCGTCAACTTGGGGATTACGCATGGAAATCACAAGCAGAACAAGCCGATAAAATTACAAAAGAGGAAGCTGAAAAGATAAAGAAAGATCAAACAGAGTTAGCAACCCAACAGGAACAACTTGACTATTTAAAAGAAAAAGGCGTTGAAGTACCCGATGGAACTTCGATGGAGAACTTAAATAAATTGTATAACGAAACAAAAAAATCAGAAACGCCAAAAGTAAGCGAAAGGGACACTAAATTAGAATTTGTTAAATCAAGGGGAATTGAAATAGCAGAAGATATTTCAGACAACGAACTTGATAAGACATATCGGGAACAACGTGTATCTAAAATTAAAGAAGATAATGTAGAATTTGATAATCAAATATCAGAATCACAAAAAAGGTTAGGGCTACCAACAACTCCAGATATTAAAATATCCGATGATACCGAATTAACGCTGGAACAGCTTGATAATGGTGAACCTGTTACCAATGAGTTTTTAAAGAAAGCCAGCGATGAGTTGTATAAAAAGTACAATGAATTAGAGGCAATGAAGCAGTCTGATTCTCGTGTTTACACGACAGAACAGATTGAATCCATGCAGGAATTTTTAGGTGAAGAAATAACTAAATTAGAAAATTATGCAAAAGAACAAGCAGAAACGGGTAAGTTTGTCGGCGAAACTGAAACTGGCGAAGTTACCGAAAGAGGAGCAGAAGAAGTTGTTGAAGTTA